AGCTTTTAGGTCATCTAGTGCATCTTCTAGGTCTTCAACACGGTCTTCCATATCGCCGTCTTCTTCACCTTCATCTTCTTCGTCATCACCGGCTTCAATGTCGCCCATCATGTCGTCAGCTGGATCGCCGCCCATGTCATCCATTGGGTCAGCTTCAACTTCAAATTCGTCTAAGTCGAATCCTTCGTCAACTTCTTCGTCATCACTTGACTCGTCAACTTCTTCGTCTGTAGCTTCATCAACTTCTTCGTCATCACTTGACTCGTCAACTTCTTCGTCAGTTGCTTCGTCGACTTCTTCGTCTGCTACTTCTTCTAAATCGTTTTCTAATAATCCTTCGTAGATGTCTCTTGACTTTTCTACGACAATCTCGTGAAATAACTCTTCTGCGCCTGCTTTATCTTCGTTGATAAGACGCTCAAGCATTTCTTCAAATTTATTGCGATCTGCCATTTCTATTCTCCTATAAAAAGTTTACCTATGGTAAGGCTGTCATTTGTATTTACTATTTATACGAAAAAGTACCTAGATATAGGCTAAAAACGGTTCGTTTTGACACAAACCTAAGAAAGGTTGAACATTTTTTTAAAATCTTCAATATATATGTTCATAAAATTACTAAATTTATTTAGTTCAGGCGGCATAAAGTTATCTGGTGTTATTACTCTATGAAACGTAATTAAGGGATTATTTTTAATTACTGTAGCAGTTTGTTTAAGCCAATTTCCGTAATACGTTGCACTATCTGTTACTTTTTTGTAATTTGGTGTGCCTGCATATAAATTATTAATTAGCTTACCTTGTTCAAGTCCTTTATAATCAAAGCCTAAAATAAAGATTTTATCATATGTTGGATTATGTTCTGTAGATAAATGCAATGCAGTAGGTCCGCTACTCCAACCTTTTGAAGGTTTGAAATAATTTAAACCTTCAATACGTCTGTATGATTTATTAGGATTAGTCCATACATTTGGATTACGCATTTGATACTTGTGTTTGTCTATTTCAAGTATCATTTTAACATCAACTGCAACTAAGTAATCAGGATCAAATTCTCTGTATAATGCATTACAGCCATACACTTTTCCAAATTCTTGTAGTTTTGCAAGGTCAATACCTTTTCGACTTGTACCATTACCTAAAACAAATCCGTATTCATTTCTAGTATGATCGTTTAGAACTTTTTCTTGAGGCTGAGAATCAAGCTGTTTTTCGATGCTCTTTTGACGCTTTCTTTCAGCTAGTAAGTTTTTTATTTGTTGTTTTGTATATTTAGACTTGTCTATTTTTGCCATTAAACGCCCGCTTCAGCATTGGCTGCTACACCATACATTTGACGAACAAAATCTAATTCTTTATCCTGTTCTTTTGTATGTAGCTCCGCTGCTTTGCGAACTTTGTTAATCTGGCGTAATGTTAGACGTGTTTTACGTGTATCGTCGTATTCAAGAGGTGACTGATCATCGCGTTCTTCATAGCGATCATCTTCAATAGGTTCAAAAGTTTCTTTATCGTAATAAAATAATTCACGTAGTATCATGTTAGTATTTATATCGTTTGATCCGTTGTTGGTGCCGCCGCAGGCTCAGCTGCTCCGGCTTCAGGTGTTGCACCTGCCATCTCATCTCCGCCCATAGTCGGGTCAGGCTCTTCGCCTGTAGTATCTTCAATTGATCCAAGATCTGAACTAATTCCTGCTGAACTAATTCCTGCACCACGCATTTCGCCTGCTGCATCTGTTTCGGTTGCTTGAAGTGTTTCGTCGTTTTCTTCACGCCATAGACGTTCGTTCTCTGCAATTTCTTCGTCGCTCATTCCTAAGAAACGTTTCATAGCAAAGCGATTTGAAACATAAGGTATAGCACTCATTTGTGTATAAGTTGGTACTCTAGCATTATCAATTTCTGATTGTCTATAACTTGCAAAGTTTTGCGGTGGCTGGAACCTAACATCAAACATTGCTGTGTCAATATTAACTCCCTTTTCTAATAGGTAACGTTTAAATTCTTGATTAAATTCTTCTACAACCAAGTTCTGTAATCGTTCGCAGTATGTATTAAACCGTAATTCTTGTATGTATGCTGTTCCGACTCTACCATCACTGTATTGAGAGTTTCCATCATCGGGCCCAGTCGGAAGATAACTGGAAGGAATTCGTAAACCACGTACGAGCTTATTAGTAAAATATCTAAGGTCATCAATTTCTCCTAGGTTAGTTCCTCCCGGTAGTGTTTCAACTTTAGAACCACGTCCCTCAGCTGTTTGTGGGAAGAAGTAGTCTTCGTTAATTGATAGGGGATTATAAGCTGAGTCTATAACATTTTGGCCACCCCCCGTTTGCGATGGGATACGTCTTTGATGTATTTCCGTCTTAACACGTTCAACAAATTGCATAGCAAGGTGTGATGGCATGTTGCCCACATCAACGTAGAATACTCTTCTTTCCGGAGCTCTTTGTACACGATAGATAATAATCGCATCTTCGAGCAATTCTTTTTGTTTGAATACTTTGAATACTGTTTCTAGTAAACTGTTACCAAACGGATAATTTAAATCTAGTCCTTCCGATAAACTTAAATGTAATACATGTTCTGAATCAACCGAAATTTCATTTTCGCCTGTTTGGAATCTATTGCCGCCAGCACTAGTTTGTGTATTACCTACCATACCGCGGACGCCGCCTTGTACATAGCCATCGCCTCCGCCGGTAATATTACCATTTGTTTGATAAGGTGTTGTTGCAACCATTTCAGCAAAGTTTAAATTAAAATCTTTGATTACATATTGCTCAGGTGTTTTACCTTCGCTTTCATTTACAATAATTTTTGTAACTTTTGCAGGATCAACATGGAACAACTTTTTAGTTTCTGGATCTCTAATAAAGAATTGATCGCCATACTTAAACACGTTACGCATCAAGCGGAACATACGTGTTTCAAAGTTTTGTAACTTACTCCACTGCTGTAAGTACTGTTGAATAATAGTAATTTCTGAATTAGTTGCTTTGGTTTTAAAGTCAATTAAGAATGGAGTTTTATTTTGTTTATTTTGTTGTGTAGTAAATTCAGCAAGAATATCAAGAGCAGCATTTACTTCTGAATCTAAATCCATAGTATTATATTGTCCGTAACGCTCAACACGATTTGGCGAACCTACATAAACATCAGGCAGGTATGATGAATAATTTGATTTAGCTGGTCCTGCTTGACTACTGCCATTGCCAGCACGAGTAAATGGACTGTAACTTCCTTCCGGGTTATTACCAGTTTTTACTGGTGTAAAGTGTTTTTTCCAACTCATGTCTATCCTATTCCTGCTTGTAAATTATTGGTTATTGCTGCAACAGTTTGTCTTGTATTTCTATTTCCTTCGCCTTGCAATGATACTAATTGCGTAACTAACATATTTAACCGTTCTAGCTGTTCTGCACTACCTGTTCCGGAGCCGCCAGTATTTAATTGGCCGTTTTCTAACATGCTTGCTGCTGAAACTCCAGTTCCGCCGCCAAATGTTCCTGAGTTGTCTTCAGCTAGTACTTTGTTTAAGTCTTCAAGAGTATCAACTAATTTCTCCATAGCTGTATTATACAACGTAACACCGTCTGCGTCAAGTGAATTGAGCGAAGAAATATTTGCAGACAACCCTTGTACAGTTGCAACTCTATTTAGATCAGTAGCAAGTGTTCCTAAACCTGTTGTTGCACCTAGTTCAGAAAGTCTTGTAAGAGATGTTACTGTTCTTGATGAAATTTCAATTTCGCTTGCTTCGCCGCCGCTAAATGCATTAAGTGCATTCGCCATATCTGCCATTGCTTGTGCATTTACTTTAACGCCTTCAGCATTAATGTCCATATTACCAAAGTTTTGAACTTTTTCAAATGGTGTTTCGCCGCCAAAGAAACTAGATATTGCATCACCAATAGCGCCAATAGCGCCTCCGGCTCCACTTGCTGCGCTTGCTGCACCACTTTCTACTAGTGCTTTGTTAAACACAGCCATTGCTGTAGCATTTGCTCTTACTTTTTCTACATCAAACGAATATGTTTGGAAGTCTAATATATCATTGTACGGTATACCAGTATCGCCTCCGAAGAAGCCTGCAATAGCATCGCCAATTGCTCCTACTGCGCCGCCCATGCCACTTGCTGCTGCGCCTGCACCTTGTGCTGCCATTGCTTTACTAAATGCAACAACTGCATTGGCATTGTTTTCAATTCTAGCAGCATCAAAATTATATTCTTGGAAGCGAAGTATTTTATCCATAGGATCTTCGCCGCCAAATAGTCCTGCAACTGCATCTCCAATAGCACCTACTGCATTTCCTATTCCTGCAACTGCTGATCCTGCGCCAAACGCTGCCATTCCGCCTGCAACTGCAAGCATACCTTTACCTGCTGCACTAAGTCTTGTGCCGTCAAGATCTTCAAAGGCTTTCATTCCTTCAGCAAATGTTGGTAATGATTTACCTACTAGCCAAGTAGCACCTGCAACTGCTGCACCAATAACAAGTATAACACCTGCTAGTACTGCGCCGCCGATTGCTACTTGTGGATTACCAAATGCTGCAAGTCCTTTAGCAACACCCTTTAATACCCCGCCACCGACATTACCAACAAAGTCTCCAACTCCCTTGCCAGCTTTACCAGCGCCTGACGGACCTCTAACTCCGCCGGGTGCTCTGCCGCCGCCTCCGCCGCCGAACAGTCCGCCGAACATTTTACCTATGCCGCCAGTTAATGCTCCTATAATTTTAGGTCCTAAGAATAATGCAGTTATTGCTCCAACGATTTTACCTGAATGATTTTCCCAAATACTTTTTATGCCGTCACTAAGTTTTTGTGATATTAAATCGCCGATACCTTGTCCATCAACACCTCCGAATAAACTCGCTACAGCTTCGCTAAAACTTGTTTCTTTTATTTTTGTAATAAAGTCTGATACTGCTGTCCATGCATTTTTTATACCTGCTGTAAACTCATCTAGTTTTTGCTTCATTGTTCCGTCAGCAAACTCTCTAATCCATTTTACTATAGTAGCTGTTGCGCTTTTAATTTTTTCGTTAAAACTTGCAATACCTGTTTTTACATCGCCATCACCTAATATTTGTTTAAATGCTTCTGCTATAGCTTTGCCGGATGCTAATAATGTATCCGAAGTGCCTGCTAATACATTTCCTAACAATTCAAGAACACCACTTTCTAACAGTGCTTCTTCAATAGTTGTTCTTATTTCTGCAATTTTTTGTGCAAATCCAGCATATGATTCTGTTAATGGTGCTCTTCTTGCTTGTGCTGCTGCTGCTTCTTGTGCGTTTGCATAACGTTGAGTAAATGTTCTAGCTCTACCAACAGCAGCCATCATAGAATCAAAACCTTCAACTCCTGCTAATTGTGTAGCACCAGCTTCTCCCATGCCATCTGCAAATGCTGTAATTTGCGGCATTAATGCTTGTAATCTACTTTGATATTCTTCTTGACTTATTTTGCCTGTTGCGTTTGCTTCTGCTAATGCTTTCAATCCAGGAACATTAGATTCTAACACTTGTGCAAATGGCGATTGAGATACACCGTCAGCCATATCTGTAAGTGCATTTGCAAAATCTGAGCCCATCATGTCAGAAGTAAACTGTGTATTGTTAGTAAAGTTTGTTAACGCTTCTCCAGATAATTTTGAAGCCATAATATTAAAGTTAGCAGCATCCATACGTTGATTCATTTCTTCTTGCAATTCTTTACGACTTTTACCTGTTACTCTTGCAAGTTTATCAATTTCTGTTAGATAGTTAGCTGCACCTGCTGTTAGTTCTCTATCTGAACGTCCTCTAAGTTGTCCTGAAGATGCCATCATTTCGATGTATTCATTAAACCCTTCATTAACATCTTGTTGCGTCATACCTAAGCGGGTAAGTCCGGCTTCTGACTGCCTTAGTGTTCTAGTTAAACGTCCAAATCTTTTAGCACCTTCAGAAGTTGTGCCGCCGAGTAAACCCATATTTTGCGAATTGTTACCAATTACTTCTGCAAACTGTTGTAATGATAGACCTGATTGTGCTGCTGCACTACGCATAGCCATCATATCATTGCCAAATCCTGCACCGACCTGACTTAACTGTTGAAATGTTGATAGACTTTCATCAAAGTATCCTGTGACTTTGCCTAACATGCTTCCAAAGATTGGTACAGCTTCGACTAGTTCGCCTATAGTATTAGCATTTGCTAAAGAATTTCCAAAGTTTGTTACTAAACCGGTAGCACCCATTAGCACACTACCTAAGGCACTAAATGCTCCGCCGATTCCTTTTGTAAGCCCACTAGTAAAACTTCCTAGTGCTTCAGTACTCTTTTTAACTTCTTTGGTATTTTGTTGACGTACTGTAGTACCTCGAGTAACTGCCGTAGTATAAAGTTCTTGTGCTTTTGCTGCTGAGCCGGTGCCGCCGCCTCCACCGCCTTTTTGGCGCATCAACTTTAATATTTCTTGTAATGTTGCTTCTGCGGCTGGGCCGCCGGCTACATCAACAATTTTTACTTCTTCAGCCATTCTTTTCAGATCCTAGTTATATACGTACATAAATAAAAGAGATACATATTCATATAATGTATTTATACGGAGAAAATGATGTCACAAAATAACCAACAGGCGAATCCACTTAGTAAGTACTTTCGCCAACCAAAATTGTATGTTCCTTTACCTAGTGGAGGGAAATACTATCCAGCAGGCGCAATTGATTACCCCGAAAATGGTGAAGTTGCAATTTATTCAATGACTGCTAAAGATGAACTACTTTTTAAAACCCCAGATGCATTGCTCAACGGACAAGCAACAGTTGACGTAATTCAAAGTTGTATTCCGGCAATTAAAGATGCTTGGAATATGCCTAGTATAGATCTCGATGTATGTTTGATTGCAATTAGACTTGCTACATACGGTGAATTTATGACATTAAGTATTAAAACACCAGTTACAGGTGAAGAAAAAGAAATGCAGGTAAATTTAAGAGACTTGCTAGACACGTTTTCTAATGTAGAATATTCAAACTCAGTAATGATGCCTGAAATGCAAATCAATCTTAGACCGTTATCGTATAAAGAATTTACACAAGGCGCATTAAAAACATTTGAAGAACAAAGAATTTTTAATATTGTTAATGACGATAAAATTACAGAAGAAGACAAACTTCAGGCGTTTACTAACAGTTTTGCAAAGCTAACTGATTTAACAGTTGATATGATGACTAAAGGTGTTGTATCGATAAAATTATCTCAACTAGATGAAAACGAAGAGCCTATTATTGTAAGCGATCACAACCATATTCTTGATTTTATAAAAAATGCAGACAAACAATTCTTTAATAAAGTACAAAAACATCTTGAAGGTGAAAGAGAAAAGTTTGCAATTAAACCATTAACAGCAGAAGCAACACCAGAAGAAATTGAAAAAGGTGTTCCTACTACATACGAAGTACCAATTACGTTTGATCAATCGAATTTTTTCGAATAAGGATCCTGACGTGGACCGTCCCAGAGATCCTAGCAGAAGTAAAGGTCCTCGAACAAGAGTGCAAGCAATTTAAGTTAGATTTAACTAAATTATGTTGGCACATGCGTGGAGGCCTTACTTACGAAGAAGCATATTACCTTGGCCACGAAGAACGTGAAATAATAGGAAAAATGGTCGAGGAAAACTTTGAGATTACTAAGAAAACTCAAATGCCTTATTTCTAGGCAGTTTTAAGTTTTTCAGTTCCTTTAACACCTGCGGTTGCTGCTTTTGCTGCATCAGCAGTTCCAGCTTTAACACCCTTAGAAGTAAGTTGTGCTTTAATTAGTTTTGCTAATTCAGGATCTTTCTTAGCCGCATTAATAATAGCAGTAAATTTAGGATTAGGTAATCCCATATCATAACTTGCTTGTACACCTAATGGTTTCTTAGTTGCAGCATCAATCCAAAGAGCTCCTGCCCATTCATAGTCTTTGCCACCTTTGTTAATCACAGTACCTTTTTCAATTGGACCGTCTTTAACTGCTGGTGCTTTCTTAGCAACTGGTTTGCCTGTAGTATCATCTTTGCCGTCACCATCTGCATCATTAGGTGCAGAAGTTTGCGCATTATCTTGTGCATCTGGTTCTGTTTGTGCAGTATCTTGCGCATTTGGTGTTAGTTCTACTGACTGTGTTTGTCCAATAGATTTAATTTGCTCGTCACTCATTCCTGCGTCTTGTAAAATATTAGCAATACTTCCGCTATCTAGTGGCTCTCCCATTGACTTCCAAGTTTTCATTAACTTGTTAGCAGTTACTTTGTTACCTAAATCTTTAGCACCTTGTTTAACTGCACCTGCTGCTGAACTAGCAGCACCTTTAACTGCGCCTGCTGCTTTGCCTGCAAGTCCTTTAGCGCCACGCTTTAATTTTGCGCCTAGTGAATTAGGATTGTCTAATGGTAATTCACCTTGTGCAGGGTCTGCTTCTGCAAGATACAATTCAAAACGTTCTTCCATTGATAGTGATTCATTAGGATTTTTACCACCTTTTAAGTCTAATTCAAGTTGGTCTTTAATTTCTGGATCAACTGGCTTTGCTGTTTGTGCTTTTTTAGCATTATCATCAACAGTTTGTAAAGCACCTTGTGCTACTGCTGCGGTTGCACCGCCTGCATCCATAATAGCTTTTAAAACTTCATCACCTGATTCGCTTTGTGCAATTAATGTTTCTAAATTACCTATTGAAAGGCTATCTTTGGGAATTTCTTTTAATGCGTCCCAGGCTGCTGTTAAATTCTTTGCTTCAGGATTGTTTACTAGTTGTCCCATAAAGTCGTGGAACTTAGCTGCCGCAGCATAATGTTCTGGACTAAATGATTTTGCACCGTCCATTGCAGCTTCAAGAGCGTTATACTGTGACATCATATCTGGTGGAATAACAGTATCGTATGAATAGTTAAACGCATTTAAGTTACCACTCATTCTCATTCTACTTGCACCGTCTAATGCATCAACGTCCATTCCTAGATCAGCAAACAAATCTGCTTTTGCATTTTGGAAGTTTTCTGCTTTCATTGCTGCTTCCATTGCATCTAGTTCTGCGTTTTGCGCACTTGCAATGTTGTCAACAACATTATCTGTAAGTTCTTTGAATGCCATACCAGCAAGAGCACCATAAACACCAGTCTTGATTGATTTGCCTACTGCTGTTGAAAGTTTTTCACCTTGTAATAAATCTTTCGAAGCACGTAGAATTAAACCTGCTGCTGCACCACCTGCAGGACCACCTGCAAATGCTGCCATAGTAGTTAAAATACCTACTGCTAGTGAAGCCTTGCCTGGATTTTCTTTTGCCCAGTCACTGATCTTTTGAATGCCTTGTACAATTTTACTGTCGCTGTTGTTTGCTGTAATTTGTTTTTTAAGATCTTCGAACTTTTGATCTGCATTTTTAATAGGACCTGCATTTTGTGCCATGCGTCCTAGTTCATTAATTTTTGCATCAACCTTTTTAGCAATGTCTACTGGAAGTTTTGCTGCTGCTAATGCACCTGCGCCAACTTTACCAGCAACAGTTTTATTGTCTCCACTGTCCATTGCAACTTGTTCTGCACCATTAAAGATATCTTTAATTTGATCTGCTGTAAGTTCTGCTTCTGCAAGTTTAGTATATTGTTCAACTAGTGGCCAAAGTTCTTTTTCAAACTTGCCTAAGTATAATACTTGGCTTTCTGTTAGGTCTTGATAACCTTCAGTTAATATCTGTGCTGTACGTGAATTATAACCTGTTACTTCTTGTAGTTTCATTATAGAGCTCCTGCCAATACTTTTTTCTCTGTTGGAGACAGTGCATCAAGTTGTTTTTGTAAATCTGCAGGAATACCTTTTGCTGCTGCACTTGCTTTAGGCATTGGAATAACTTTACCAGTGTTGTCGTCCTTACCATCCTTGTTTGCATCAACTGCGCCCATTGGCTCACCAGTTGCATCGTCTTTACCATCTTTGTTTTTGTCTACTTGCGGGCTAGTAGGCTTACCAGCAACACTAGTGCCTTGCCCTTTAGCCGCGCCAGCGGCACCCGGTGCGCTTGGTTGTGCAGGGGCACTACTAGTACCTACTGTAGTATCTCCTCCAGCTTTATTAGCATCCTGTACTGCTGTCATAATTGCTTGATCTTGTTGCTTAGGCGTCATAATACCTTGTACACCCTTAAGATGCATGTTAGGATAACCTTTAGACTTTAAAAATGCTGCAAGTTGCGGACCTTGCATTTGTTTTAAATTAATACCAGTTTTGCCAGCATATCCCTTAAGAGCAACACTAAGTTGTCTTGCTTCGTCACCAGCTTCGGCAGCACCACTTAATTTAGCTGCTGTGCCTTTCATGCCAATAGCACCAGCTGCTTTTGCACCTATTTTACGTCCTACTTGCTTTAGTAGTCCAACAGGAGCTTCATCTAATTCTTTGTTTTCCGCAATTATGTCTTGTACACGCATTTTCTGAGTTATCCTTATTAAAGATGTATTGTTAAGTATATTTATGTTATTCGCTGTGCGAATAAAGTTTTCGCTAACGCTCAAACTACTTACTTCGTATTTAATTATGCGTGATAGAAGTGATTATATATGAAAAAACGCATTACGAATGTAATGCGTCTAAGTTTCATGTAGATTGTTTCAGTCAGACGGAACCTGTTACGGTTCCAGCCTGTCTCAAAATTAGCTTCATGTGAGTTCGTCACAGCCGAGACTTGGAAGTAGGTAATTGTTTATACACAAAGTACAATGGGCTCTGACCTTTCCCAACCTACGTCGACATATGTAACATAAAGAATACATTAACTAGGTTAATGCTATCTATATAATACATTACCTCTCGCTTCGTTCCTATTGCTAAAGAGTTTTTATGTACTGTGTTTGTGTTTTTCGACAGCCAACAATCTATCTATACCAACTAGTGAGCCCAATTTGTTTGATGGCTTCCTACCTCTGGGTAGTCAATCAGTATGTTACGTGTGCAGGTATCACCCTAGCTTTTTCCACAGCGGTATTTTCGAACTGGCCCGCCAACCTTAAGTGTTGGATTGTTTTGCCTGGATGTGATGTTCTAGCAATGCCTGTTTGAGTTTGTCTGATCCGCCTACTCTAACATTAATGATACCATTGTAGTAATCATCAGTTTCAAGTACTCTGCGATCAAACTGTTCTCTTGCCTCTATGTAGGACATTTCGCCCCTACCTTTACATAGGTATAATATTTCTCTTGTGAAGTGTTCTTCGCCTAGTGCTGCTACATCTGCGTTTAGCCTATCACTGGATCCCCAGTAAGTCTTCCAATCGCTTTCTTTGTAACCGCGTCTTTTATTTTTCTTGCCTTTTAGAGGTGGCTTAGTAGTTTTAAATTTTGCTAGTTTTTTGCCTACGTATTTTTGGCCTGTAGTGGTATTTGTAATAAGATAAACAAAGCCTTCATACTCGTCTGGTATTGTGTCAATTGTTTTTCCTTGATAAGTCCACTGCATGAATGTACTTATTATTTGCCTTGTTTTTCAGCCTCTTTCTTGGCGGTGTAGTCGTTGTGGATTTCGTCCATACGTTTTTTTGCAAGTTTACGAATTTCACGCAACCAACGTCTGCTGGCTGCGTGTGTCCTGTGTGACTTGCGCGACTCATACGCCTCGCTTGCCTTAAAATACTCCATGTAGGCTTTTGTTAGCTTGTCATGTGTATCGTCATCAATCATTCTATTACTTCTAAATCGTTTTCATATGATGTAAAGCCGTTTTCCTTAATAACTTTAAGGATTGTGTTGACTCTACCTACTAGTTCATCTTTGTGTGAGATTAAGAAAATGTTTTTCTCACGCTCACGTGCAATTTTCTTGAGAACACTCAACGCACCTTCTACACCAGCAGTGTCCATTCCACTGTCAATAAGCTCGTCGATAAACAACAAGTTGATATTCTGATACAGACTTTCCCAAACATCGCGGAATGCAAAGCTCAGCCCTAAGATAAGTCTGTTGCGCTCACCACGTGACAGGTTATCAAAGTCTAAGTCTTGTCCTAGTTGTGTAATTTCAACATTTAAATCGTTTTGGAACAGTACTTGATGCGGTAAACCTAGTTTGTCAAGATAATATGTAAGTCTATTGTTTAGATATGCTAGATTTTGCTCAATAATCTTCTTGCGAATAAAGCTATCTTTGTTTGTTAGCAACTTGAGCAAGAACTCTTGGTGTTCTTTTAGATTAGTAAGTTCGTTTACGCTATCCCAGTTAATTTCTTGTATAGCACTAGCAGTTAGTTCATCAATCTGTGTTTGATAAGGATCTTCTTCAGATTTTTTAGTTTCCCATGCTTGTTTTAAACTGTCAACATTTTGTCTATGTTCATATGCCTCTTTAGCAGTTTCGTAGTAAGTATTAGGCTTGCCGTTGATATCACCAATTTCGTCAAGTGCTTTTATTACTTCTTCTAACTTGCCAGCAACTTCAGTTTGATATGCTATTGCATCAGTTAATTCTTTTGATTTTCGTGTTTCAATTTCAGCTTTTTTGTCTGCATGTAGTTCCTGTCCACATGTATAACAAGTAGCATCATCTAAATCAGCAATGTCTTTTTCTGCTTTTTCGACACTTTTGGTTGCACGTAATAGTGCAGAGTCTAGTGTGCTTTTTTCTTTATTAAGAGCAGTAATTGCTGTATTAAGCTCAGTCCAGTTAGATAACTGTTCATGCAAATTCAGTTCTTTTTCAATGTCTAAGTGTTCTAACTCGTCGATTGCTTCTTTTAATTTAATAGTATCAGTACTGCGTTTTGCAAGCCAAGCCTTTTGATTACTTTGTAGACTAGTAATAGTAGTTTCAATTTTACTATTAGCAGTTTGTATAGCCTCAATCTTAAGAGTTTCTTGTGTAATAGCGTCTTTTGTATTACGAACTTGTTCTTTTAAGTTTTCTGCCTTCTCAGACAGTATAGTAATACCTAGCAACTGTTCAATAATAGCACGTTGATCGTTTTGTCGCATTGCAAGGAACGGTTCTGAATAGGTATTCAGCGCAACAATGTGTTTGAACATGTCATGCGACATACCTAACAAATCATTTAGGTATTCTTGTGTTTTGCGACTGTCACCTTGCGATTCGTCTTCTACTTGTTCTTCGTTATTAATATAAAATTTAAAGAAAGTAGGAGAACGTCCTCGTTCTAATCGATATTGATTACCGTCTTTTTCAAAATCTAAGCTAACAACCATACCTTTTGAGTTTGTTTTATTAATAAGGTTGTTTGCTCTAATATTTGTAAGAGCTTTGCCGTACATTGCATAACTTAATGCATTGATAATTGTTGTTTTACCTGTACCATTACGACTTCCGCTGTCGTCGCCACCTTGATCTAAGTTTTCACCAAGAACAAGAGTTAATTTTTCTCTGTTAAAGTCTACAGCCTGGGTCTGATTGCCCACACTCATAAAGTTTTTTACTGTTAAGTCTTTAATTTTAATCATAGGTCGTTATATATGTCCAATAGCATTTTCTTATTGAAGTTTTCACTATCAATTGCAGTAATTTCTTTAGATACGATTTCGTCAACACTTTCAAATGTTGAAATGTCTAAGTCTGTTGTAATTTCTTCAATTTGTTTCTGTGGTATTAGTGTTATTTCACGACAGTCATGTGTACTAATATATGTCTCTTTAATAAATTGTGCTTCTTCATAACTAATCGGAACATCAATAGTAACACGCAAGTACATTTTAGGTTTAATAATGTTTGCTTCAGGGTCTAGTAGTTTACTCAGCGTAGTTGTACGATACTTAGGACAGTTCCACCAGTTGATATATTCTGGTTCCTTGCCGTTTTCTCTATCAAGTATCATCATGCCGCGTTCGTCATCGCCTGCATCTGCATAGTTGTGAGGAAATGCATTACCAATGTAATGAATTTTACCTTGTACTTGACGTTTGTGGAAGTGTCCACTAAACACATAGTCTTGATTGGCAAAATGACTTGGACGCAAGTCACCGTGATCCGGCATTTGCACCATAGCGTTCATATAAAAACTAGGAAGTTCGAAGTGCCCAAACATGTATTTGGCTTTAATCTTTTCAATCTTCTTCCATTCTTCGCCTACAAGCCACGGAACTAGTGCAACATCCTCTTCTTCGTATATTTCGTCTACAAACGTAATACCTTCAATGTGTTTGCCAAAAATAGTAGAACTTACGTCACGTTTGTCTTTGTAGTACAAGTCGTGGTTACCAACAAACATGTAAAACTTATCAAACGCAGCACCTAATTTTTCTAAACTACGGATTGTAGCATCCATAGTTGTTAGATTTAAACTATTTCTGTTGTGATGCCAGTCGCCGCAGAAGATACCAGTTTCGCAACCGTTAGCTTTTGCTTGCTCAATGTACCAATCGATAAATTCTTCGCAATCGTTGTTGTGTACCTTACTGTTGCCTTTTAAGCCAAAGTGTATGTCTGTAAAGACAGCCGCTTTTTTAAACAAAATATAAATCCTCTACTATTATGTTATGTTAGTATACGTTCATTTACTAACAAAGTCAACTATTTTTGGCAGCTTTTTCTGCATTAATTTTAGCAGTTTCTCTTTTTACACTTGCTTCCCACTCTGCATTATGCTGTCTAGTATAACTTGGATTCATTTCATTCATTTCAAGAATATCGTCTCGAATGTTTTGATTGCGTTTTTCAAGGTTGATAACACGTACAAACGAGTTAGTAACTGCCGCAGTATAATAAGCGAAAGGATTATTAGACTTTGATTCGTCAAATTGCAAACCAATCTGTGACAGTTGTAGTATTGCTTGCCCTTTCATTTCGTCATTGTAAGTGTAACCACGTACATTTCCTCGAGTAGCATAACGATCAACTAGCTTCATCCACATGCGAGCAAGTTCGTTGTTTGCTCGAGCATGACTTTGACTAAAATGTCCGTTCTCCATACCTCCAACCCAGTGACTTTTCCCTACACAAACTAGTTCTCCGTCATCGTTAAACTTGTAGTGTTGAAATGGAGGAAAATTTAATTTTACCCTAGTGTCAGCTACTGTCTTTGGATTCTTTTTACGACCTGGCTCTTCTGGAATATGATCAAATGTCATAATTCGAAAGATTAGTTCTTCTTTCTTCATTTTCTTGTAATCTACTTCACATTCTGCTTGCTTTACTTTCTCTCCAGCAGCTTTACGTGCTTCAAAATCAGCTAGTGTTAGTCTTTTTGCTTTATTTCTTTTTGCTTCTGCAATGGTACGTATGTTAATTTTGTCAATATCAGTTAAGATAATGTCATATTGGTTGTAATCAGCTTCTACAAAGCTACAAAAACCACTTTTTGACTTGTGTATCTGTTTTAGCATGTCCTTATTGTTAAGGTAATTTACTTTTCGCATTAAATTCTCCAGGTTATTACTCTATTATAAACTACGTACATAATTTTGTCAACTAAATAATGTATATAGGAGCAAAATTATGTTAGATAAAATAGGAAGTGTCGTCCAGTCAAATGTAAAAAACTTTGCAAGTGATCTTGAAGGTAAAGCTAAATCATTTGGAAACAATCTTATTGGCAATGCACTTGAAAATGCATTAGGCGGCGGCGCAGCAAGTATTTTAAAATCTTTGCTAGGCGGTCCGTCATCACAACCTAGTTTAAATAACGCAGTTGCAGCTAAAGTTAAAGGTGCTGACAACGATTGGCGTGTGCGATTAAGTCTTCCTTCGACAATGGACAAAACTGGAATACTAAAACCTTTAGATGAAACAAATGGCTTAGTGTTTCCTTATACTCCTACTATATTAATTCAACATTCAGCTAACTATGATGCAATGCAGCCGACTCATAGTAATTATCCTTTTCCTGCTTATCAGAATAGTCAAATTGACGATATTGTTATTACAGGTGATTTTTTCTGTGAAAATGCAGTAGATGCACAATACTGGGCAGCAGCACTTCACTATTTAAGAAGCATAACTAAAATGGCATATGGACAAAGTACAAACGCAGGTGCTCCACCTCCGTTAATATTTTTAAATGGGTACGGAGACTTTGTATTTCCAAACGTACCTGTAATTGTTAAAACATTCAGTGTTGATTTGCCAGCTGACGTAGATTATATTAAAACACAGGTCGATGGCGAAGTTTCGAAAATTAATGCAGGAACATCAGTAGAAGGATTTTATGAAGGATGGGCTCCGGTACAAAGTCAAGTAATGATAACAGTACAACCAGTTTACTCACGTGCAAGAACTTCACAGTTTAGCTTAGATAGTTTTGTCAAAGGAGACTACTTAGATAACGGAGGATTTATCTAATGGCAACATACGGACCAATTAGTCCTTGGGGATCTACAAAAGTTGTTAATAGACAATACTTAGATGTTCTAAGAATACGTCCAATACCTAAAAGCGACGACGATGTACTATATGAAGTGCAACCACAGTTTACACATCGTCCGGATTTGTTAGCATTCTCAGTTTACGGAACACCTAAACTTTGGTGGGTGTTTGCACAAAGAAACATGGATGTACTAAAAGACCCTGTTTTTGATTTAGAAGCAGGAATTAAAATTTTCCTACCAAGAGAAGATCAACTACAAAAGTTTTTAGGATACTAATAAATGGCAATTAGACCTACAAACATTGTTCAACGAAGTTTAGATAGAGCCAAAGGCTTTGGCACCGATCTTCTTAATGACGCTTCTCAACAAGCTGAAAATCTTAAAAATCAAATCCAAAACAAAGTTGATAACTCTATACAAGTTCTTACAGGAGAAAATCCTGTCGGAGCAGCAGCAGAATCAGTTTCACAAGCATTTAAAGACCTAAAACCAAAACCGCCAACAGCATTCCCGCCCGGAAGAGGTCCTGAAGCAGCATCCGGGCCAATTGGTGCAACTGAAAATATTTTAAAATCGTATGCTAGTTACAATTACGTTGTAACATTAGCATGTCTAACAGTTAACGAAATTAACTTTCCAGATTCTACATATAGGGCAAGAAGCCCACAAGTAACAGTACTACGTTCAGGTGGCGGCGCCCCTGGAAAAGCAATGACAGCATTTGAAAGTTCAAATGCACAATTAGAATACTTCATTGACGAAATTGAAATGGATACTGTTATTGCACCAACTACACAAACACGTACATCTAATGCTACTATTTCTAGTTTTACAGTTATGGAACCATATAGTATGGGTCTATTTTTACAAACACTAATGATAGCAGCAAATAACGCAGGACATGCAGATTACTTAAAAGCGCCGTATGCACTAATAATAGAATTTGTTGGTTATGACGACGACGGCAGAGTTTCAAACTCTCAACTAGGTAGACGAGTATTTCCTATCAGTCTTAACAAAGTTGATTTTGATGTAAGCGGTGGCGGCAGCAGATACAATATTAGAGCACACGCCTGGAATGAAAATTCACTATCGTCGTCTGCACAATCTTCTAGAACAGATATAAAAATTACAGGTAACACTGTTACAGAATTGTTACAAACTGGTCCTTTAAGTTTAACAAATATATTAAATCAAAGAATTAGAGAAAAAGCGATAGCAGACGGTGCTGGCGCAATTAACAAAGACGAATACGTAATTATGTTTCCTAAGGAACTTAGTTCAAGTTTAGGATTAAGTAACAACGATGACGGATCTGGTGATTTAGCAGCAATGACAATTCAAGATTATTATGCTAGAATAAGTCCTGGAAATACACAATTTTCAAATTTGCCGCCTCAAGCACAAGCTGATTTAGATGTAAACTTTCGACAGTATCAACAGTTATTTTCTAACAGTTCAGTTTCTAGACAGGTTAGAAGAATAGCTGATAGTTCTGAATTATTGAACGATATAGGAAAATCATCTATTGTAGAAAGTATGGCTACCGGAGGGGCACAACCCTTTGGACAAGAAGCATATGTTAAAAATGAAAAAGATGTGTATGTTTCTGATAATGTTCAAATTTCAAATGATTTTAGAACGTTTCAGTTCCAAACCGGAACTACAATTGAACAGATGATTGAAGAAATTGTAATCCTAAGTACATACGGACAAAAAGCAGCAACAGAAATTAAACCAGACTCTAATGGTATGATTCCTTGGTTTAGAATACATACCCAAACGTTCTTAGTGTCTGATGAACAAGTAAGAAGTGTTAGCGGACAAAATCCAAAAATTTATGTTTACGCAGTAGTTCCATACTTAGTACACTCGAGCGTATTTTCTAATGCAACACAGCCATCGGTAGGAATTGAAAAAAGAAAAGCGCAAGCAGCAAAACAGTATGATTATATCTATACTGGACAAAACGATGATATTATAGACTTTGAAATTAACTTTAATAATGCGTTCTTTAAAGCAGTTAGTTCAGGAATAAACTCTTCAGGAACAGCACAAACACAAACTAGAGACAGCACAAATAATGCTAACGATCCTAATTTTACACAATCAGAAGGTGCAGCAGGAGTAGTAAGTTTAACAGGTAATCCTAATGTTACAGAAGTTGCAAATGCAGTTACAACAGGGCAAGGAGGCGGCGGCGATGCCGACAGTCCAAAAGTTCAGGTTGCAAGAATGTTTAATGAAGCTATTGTAAATAACAATGTTGATTTGGTTACAATGGATTTAACTATATTAGGAGATCCGTATTATCTAGCAGATAGCGGCCAAGGAAATTATAGTTCACCACCATCAGGAGATCCTGCTTATACAGCAGACGGCACAATGGATTATCAAAGAGGCGAAGTTGAAGTTAATGTTAATTTTAGAACTCCTATTGATTACCCGACACAAGGCGGTGATATGATTTTCCCAACCGGATTAAACGGCACTGGCGATACTGTACCAGTAAATGCATTTGGTGGGTTATATAAAGTTAATACTGTAAAAAATTCTTTGTCAGGCGGCAAATTTACACAAATTTTAAAATTAATTAGACGTCCAAATCAAACTTCTGATACTGGAGTTGAAGGATCGCAAAATGATAATAATGCAGTAACAGATACACCGGCAACCGAGTCACAATCAGGAACACAAAATCCACCACCGGCAACAACATCAAATCCTGATGCAAACGATCCGAGAGGAGATCAAACATCGCCACCAGCTGCTAATTCTGGAGGAAGCGGTGCAACGCCTGCAACCGCTACAGGATCAACTACAACAGAAACAACTCCGGCACCTACTCCGGCACCTACTCCGGCACCTACTCCGGTTGACCGAGGTGCTGTAGATGTATGGGGATTTGAGAGATAGGAATTTTAAATGGCAGTAGATAGTCGTCCAGGTAATCAAAAATTAGTAACTAACCCAGGTCCGTATGAGGCATTAGTTGTATCTCATCTTGATCCTAAAAAAATGGGCGGACTAACTGTTGAACTATTGAAAAATAGTGAAGGCGGAAATCAACCAGAAAGATCTGGACAAATTGTTACAGTAAAATATATGAGTCCTTTTGCAGGACAAACACCAATTAACGGAAATACAGCCGAAGATACGTTTCAAGGAACGCAAAAAAGTTACGGTATGTGGTTTGTTCCTCCTAGTCCAGGCACTAAAGTTCTTGTTATGTTTGCCGAAGGCAATATTGCAAGAGGATATTGGATAGGATGTGTTCACGATACATACATGAACTGGATGACTCCAGATCCGTGGTCGGGGAGTGAGTATAATAATCAAACACAAGGTAGGCCGTTACCAGTTGGCGAATTTAATAAGCGAACAGCAACTGGAATGGGTAACGATCCTACAAAGTACATAAAGCCAATTAATACTGATTTTTATACAATTTTAGCAAAACAGGGGTTAGTTGACGATCCTATACGAGGCCCAGGAAATCATTCTAGTCGTAGGGAAACACCTTCGCATATTTACGGAGTAAGTACACCTGGACCTAGAGACAAGCGAGATGGCGCTCCTAAAGCAAACATCGGCGATTCAAATTCAAGAACACAAAGTTTTTCTAGTGTACTCGGCGGCTCTAGTATTGTAATGGACGACGGCGACGAGCGCGAAATACGCAATAGTTTTGCAACGCAAGGTCCTAAAGAGTATACAAATTTAGTAGATACTCCTGATGCAACAACAGGAATACCTACTGTTCCTAAGGGCGAGTTAATGCGCTTTAGGACACGTACCGGACATCAGTTGTTAATGCATAATTCAGAAGACTTAATTTACATTGGAAATGCCAATGGTACTTCTTGGATTGAAATGACAGGTAATGGAAAAATTGATATCTATGCACAAGATAGCATTAGCATTAGAACAAATGTTGACCTTAATATAAGTGCTGATAGAGATATTAACATGACTGCTGCTCGAGATATCAATCTTAATTCCGGTAGAGATTATAAACTTACAGCGTCAAATAACAGTGACGTTAAAGTAGGTGTAGATCATAAACTAGATGTTGGATCCAATCACGATGTTTATGTTGGCGCAACACAAAAAATATTTGTTGGTGCTGATAATAATTTACTCGTAACTGGACCTCATAGTATTACAAGCCAAGCAACACTTGATATTAACACAACTGGCGATAGAAAAGATACACAAGCAAATTTAGATTTAAATACCGGCGGATACAATTACTTAACAAGTGGAGCAAATACAGAAATTGCAGCAGGCGGCGACATTTTAGAAACAGGTACAAATATTCATATGAACGGTCCAGCAGCCACAGGAGCAGCAAGTGCAGGCACAGCCGCAACAGCAGCAGTAGCAGCCCCGGCGCTTTGGCCTGTGCGTGTACCAGTACACGAGCCGTGGAATGCACACGAACATTTAGACCCTGGAACATTTACACCACAATATACCCAAGCAGCACCAAATCCAAGTCCTGCACTAAGAGAGACAACTCCACAACTTGGCAGCGATGCCGACTTAGCAGGTGCAGGTGCAGCAACTGGTGCAACAGTATCAGCAGCAAACTTAAATGGTCCGCAGAGAGTTGTTCCAGGAGAAGTAGGACCCGCAGGCGATCAACCTGCTAAGCCTGTTGAAGTTACACTATTACAACAATTCTTCTTAGGCGAACTTATAAAGAAAATTGGTCTTGATCCTGCAAACGCACTTAAAACAGCAGATCCAAACAGGCTTGCACCTGGAGAAACTCCGGGTAATGCAGAAGCACTTGGTATGGCAATGGCACAGATACAAGCAGAGTGCGGATTTAAACCAAGAAGCGAAAACTTAAATTATAGAGCTGCTACACTGCGCAGAGTATTTCCATCTCGGGTTAGAAGTTTAGCGTTTGCTAACGAGCTAGTTGCAGCAGGTCCTGCAGCAATTGCTAATACAATGTATGGCGGACGTTATGGAAATGCACAAAATGAAGGTTATAAGTATCGTGGTAGAGGGCTTATACAGTTAACATTTAAAGAAAACTACCAACGTTACGGACCTAAAGCAGGACACCCTGAAATTGTTGAAAATCCTGACTTAGTTAACGATCCGGAAATTGCAGTAAGAATTGCGTGTGCATACATTCAGTCAAAATCTGTTAGTTGGGATAGTGCTAACTTTGGCACACTTGGCGAGCAATTCCGTGTAGCAGTTGGCTACGCTAATCAAGGCGGTGCAGAAACAAACAATCGTATTGGACTTGGTAGAGGTTTTGCAAGTAAAATTATCACTGGAGACTTAACGCCAGTAGCAAGTATTACAACAGAACCAGCAGGTACAAATATCGAAGCAGGTAACAGAGTTGATCCTGATGCAGAAGAAACAACTAGCACAGAAACAAGTACAACAACTGAAACTACAACAACTGAAAGTACAGAAACTACGACAACTAGTAGTACAGAAACTACAACTACTACAACGCCACCGCCAGCAGCATCACCGCCTTCTGAAGTAGCTCCAGAAAATTACGATCCAAACGAAGATCCTTTCTTTGCGCCAACTTCTGAAACCGAATTATCGGACGAAGAGTATGATGCTATCGAATTACCAGAACGCAAAGAACGAACTTTCACACGTAAACCTGAACCAGAATTTAAGAAAAGAGATTCAACTTCGTTAACAAAAACGCCGCGTGAACTGCCAGAAGGTAAGACATATAGCGAAGCATATCAAAGAAGAATTGATAAAAGAAATTCACGAAGCGGCGGCGCCGGGTAAGGTAAATACGTTATGAGCACACAAGAAAAAAAGTTATACAAAGAAATTGAAATAAAATCAAATAAACGTCCTTCTGCACCAGTAGAAAGTCGTGCTTATAAGGGCATTTCAACTGTTAATAACGATAGTAATAGTTTTAATCTCTATGACATTGCTCTAATTAAACAAGATATTATTAACCATTTCCATATTAGAGTAGGCGAAAAATTAGAAAACCCTGGGTTTGGAACAATCATTTGGGATGTATTGTTTGAACCTATGACTGACGCATTAAGAGATGCTATTGCTAACAATGTTACAGATCTTATTAATTACGATCCAAGAGTACAAGTTGAACAAGTAACAGTAGACACTTATGAAAGTGGTATTTTAATCGAGTGTACGCTTACATATTTGCCATATAATATTTCAGAAAGTATGCGACTAAAATTTGATGAAGATAACGCAATAGCATAGTATAGAATTAAGTACGCACTTTTCTAATCTTAATAAATACTGTATCAAATAAAGGAAAGCAAGTATGTCAAGTACAGACAGACAAAACAGATTATTATTAGCTGAAGATTGGAAAAGAGTATACCAAACCTTCCGCAATGCAGATTTCCAAAGCTATGACTTTGACAATTTACGCAGAACTATGATTGGCTATTTACGCCAAAACTATCCAGAAGATTTTAACGATTACATTGAATCAAGCGAATACTTAGCACTAATTGACCTTATTGCTTTCCTAGGCCAAAACATTAGCTATCGCATTGACTTGAATGCTAGAGAAAACTTCTTAGAATTAGCAGAACGCCGTGAGAGTGTATTACGTTTAGCAAGATTGCTTTCCTATAATCCTAAACGTAACCAAGCAGCAAACGGTTTGCTAAAGTTTGAATCTGTAAGTACAACAGAAGAGCTTTACGATTCTAATGGCACAAACCTATCTGGACAAACTGTTCTTTGGAATGACATTTCAAATCAAGATTGGTACGAACAGTTCATTAAAATTTTAAATTCAGCGTTACCTGCAAACTCGGTATATGGCCGTCCTGTAAAAACAGGAACAGTAAATGGCATAAGTGCCGAACAATACAGAGTAAACGGCACAAATACTGACATTCCTATTTTCGGATTTAGCAAAAATGTTGACGGTAAAAATACACAGTTTGAAATAGTATCAACTAGCATTGAAAATGATGCAATAACTGAAGAAGCACCTTTACCGGGCAATAACTTTGCATTTCTTTATAGAGATGACGGCCAAGGCGCCGGCAGTTCGAACACAGGGTTCTTTGCACACTTCCGTCAAGGCAGATTAGATCAAGGAAACTTTAATGTAGCTAATCCATCTACTAACCAAGTAGTATCATTAGACGCAGTTAATGTAAACAACACTGACACCTGGCTGTACAAATTAGATAGTATTGGTAACGAAACTGAACTATGGTCAAAAGTTGATGCTGTTGAAGGCAACAACATTGTTTACAATAGTCTAAGTAAAAACATTAGAAACATTTATAGTGTATTAACTAGAGTTGAAGACAGAATTAGTTTAATATTCTCAGATGGAACTTTTGGTGAGCTACCAAAAGGTTCGTTTAAAGTGTATTATCGTGTAAGTGAAAATAGAAGTTATGTAATTTCTCCTGATGAAATGATAAACATTACAATTAGTATACCTTATCAAAGCAAAGCAGGAACAAGTGAAAGATTAACTATTGGCTTAGAATTAAAGTATACAATTGATAACGGCACTACTAGTGAAACAAATGCAGAAATTAAAGCAAATGCTCCTGCAACATATTATACACAAAATAGAATGGTTACAGGAGAAGATTACAATATTGCTCCTCTTGCAGTTAGTCAAGAAATACTTAAAGTAAAAAGTGTTAATAGAACATCTAGTGGAATATCAAGATATTATGATTTATTAGATGCTACTGGAAAATATAGTAAAACAAACTTATATGGTAAAGATGGCGTAATTTACACACAATATCTTACTAGTAAAGAAAATTTTACCTTTAACACAAGAACAGATATTGAAGGTGTAATTAAGAATCAAATAGAAAGAATTTTAGGTGATTACAAAACTAAGAATTTTTATTATTCAAGATTTTCTAAAATATTAGTTGGCGACTTAGGCGCAAGATGGAACCAAGTTTCTAAAGCACAAAATTTATCAACGGGGTTTATTAGTGACGGAGATGCATCTAAATTAAGAGCAGGTACGTTCACAGGATCAACGTTACAATACTTAGAACCAGGATCAATGCTAAAATTTGTAACCCCTCAGGGCTATCACTTTATGCCTAATGGAACCATTATGGAAGGCGCCGCTGATCATCCAGGTGCTACTACTTACAAATGGGTAAAGGTTGTAAGTGTTAACGGCTCGGGTATTAATAATACTAATGACGGATTAGGACCTATTATTCTTAACGATGTTATTCCAGGACCACTAAATGGTGACTTAAACACAGCACCTCGTCTTACAGAAATTAAACCAGTGTTTGTAACAGGTATCGAAACACAAATTCAAACACAAATTATTGATCAAGTGTTTACATACAAAACATTCGGATTACGTTATGACTTTAACACGTCAACCTGGCGTGTTGTATTAGATACTAACTTAGATACAGCATCAGCATTTAGTACTGGTAAAACTGGTGACTTAACAAATCAAAACTTAGATGCAAGTTGGACACTGTTGTTTCAAACAGACGGAGAAACATATACAATTACATCACGTGGACAGCGTTATGTATTCGAAAGTGACAAAGAAATAAGATTTTATTATGACAGCACTGATAAAGTTTATGACCCACAAACAAATACAATTGTTAAAGATAAAATTTCTTTAATGAGTATTAATAGAACTCCAACTGGATCTGGATATGCATTGACTCCTTTTACTGTTCCGTTTGATTGGGAAATAATTGCAGAATATAGAGACAAAGAAGGATATATTGATAGCAAAAAAATTGAGATTGGATTTTTTGATTCAGACGATGACGGTGTTGTAGACGATCCAGAAATATTTACTAAGTTTGTTACTACAAATGAAAAAGAAAAATTTATTTTCTTAAAACAATATACAACAACAGACAATGTTGACGACTTCCGTTATGTTGATGCTACAGACGAGCTTATACAAGTTGTATTAAATGAGCAAGAAGTTATTGACAACGGCATATCAAGTTATGCAGATGGGTCTGTATTTTATATGATTGATAAAAATATTTTTAAACAATATAATACAGACACAGAAACTCTACAACTTATTGTAAACTATCGTGCTTATGAAGGCAGAGACGATATTATTTTCCAATATGAACATGCTGCTGACGAAAGCAACAGAATAGATCCAAGCAGTTCGAATATTATTGATGTGTATATGCTAACCAAACAATATGATACACAGTTTAGACAATATTTACAGGGTTCTACAACTACTAAACCTTTAGCTCCGAGTAGTGATGCACTATTTGTTAACTTTGGTGAAGAAATTAATTCAATTAAATCAATCAGTGACGAAGTAATTTATCATCCGGTTAAGTACAAAGTACTGTTTGGAAAGGACTCGACAGAAGATTTGAAAGCAACATTTAAAATAGTTAAGAATCCTAATCGTGTTGTAAATGACAATGAAATTAAAGCAAGTGTGATTACTGCTATTAATGAATTTTTTGCAATTGAAAATTGGGAGTTTGGCGATACATTCTACTTTACAGAACTTAGTACATATGTAATGAGTCAGTTAGCACCAAACTTATCGGCATTTGTAATTGTTCCATTGCAGGAAAGTTTATCGTTTGGTAGTATGTTTGAAGTTAACTCAGAAGCAGATGAAATATTTGTAAGTTCGGCAACGGTAGAAAACATAGAAATTGTATCTTCGTTGACTGCATCTAAATTAAAAGCAACAGGCGCAATATATGCAGACGAAGCAACAGCAGCACAATCAGGTGTTACAAGTTCAACAGGAACTATTATTAGTCAAGGTACAAGCGGAGGCACTAGTTATTAATGGCTTACGATAACGATCAACAAGAATATCCGTTACCAGCAGACGGAAAGTCGGATAGAAAAAGTGAAAAGTTTCTACCTAAGTTTTTTAGAACAGATGCTAACAAAAAGTTTTTACAGTCTACATTAGACCAATTAACACAACCTGGTGTTGCAGAAAAACTAAACGGATATTACGGAAGAACAATTTCAAAAGCATATAATGCTGACGACAACTATGTCGGCGATGTTTCTGATCAACGTGAAAATTATCAATTTGAACCTGTTACACTAATCAAAGACGATTTAGATAATGTTACTTTTTATAAAGACTATAACGATTACTTGAATCAAATTAAAAGTTTTGGTGGAAATGTAGACAATCAAGAAGTGCTTAACGGGCAAGAATATTACGCTTGGAACGCCAATATTAATTGGGACGCTTTTACAAACTTCCGTGAATACTATTGGCTACCATATGGTCCGCAAACTGTTCGTATTGCTGGACAAAGTCGAGGTGTGCAAAGTACAATTGCAGTAAACTTAATTAACAATGTTGATAATAACACTTATAGCTTTAGCACAGACGAGTTAGTTAACAATCCAACTCTAATATTATATAGAGGACAAACTTATACGTTTGATATTACTGCCCCAGGTAATCCGTTAACATTTAAAACAAAAAGAACACTTGAAGAAAGTTTTAATTACAATGACGGTGTTAGCGCACAGGGTGTCGAAAAAGGCAGTATAACAATAACTGTAAGAAATGATACTCCTGAAGTATTATATTATGTTGCAGAAAATGACATTAATAATAGTGGTTTAATTCAAATTAAAGACATTGAAGAAAATACCGAAATTAATGTTGAGCGTGAAGTAATAGGTAAAACTAGCTACACTACTAAAGACGGATTAAGTTTATCAAACGGAATGAAAATCTCTTTTGCTGGATTTGTAACTCCTGAAATATACAGCAAAGGCGACTTTTATGTAGAAGGTGTAGGAACATCGATTAGATTAGTTAAAGAAACTGATTTAGAAATTCCAGGTGCTTATACAGAAAATAGAGACTTACCTTTTGATACAAATGCATTTGATAGATTGCCTTTTGCTAATGCAAATGGTTATCCTGCTACAAAAGATTATATTGTAATTAACAGAGGTAGTTTAGATAAAAACATGTGGAGCAGATACAATCGCTGGTTCCACAAAGATGTTATACAAGCAAGTGCAGAAGCAAACGGACAAACTATAAATGTTGATCAAGCACAACGTGCTACTCGTCCAATTATAGAATTTAATGCAGATCTAAAGTTAATGAACTTTGGTACTGTAAACAAAGTAAACGTAGACCTAATTGACACATTTACAAAAGATATATTTTCAACTATCGAAGGGTCAATAGGATACAATATTGATGGTGTTGAACTTGTAGACGGTATGCGTGTATTGTTTACTGCTGAGGAAGATATTCGTGAAGCAGGAAAAATATTTAAAGTTAAATTTATTATACACAAAGGACGTAGACAAATTAGTCTTGTTGAAGAAGACGATTCTGCACCGCAGCTACATGAAACAGTATTAGCACTAAGTGGCGAAACTTATCAAGGACGTATGTTTTGGTATGATGGCGAAACTTGGAGTCTAACACAAGAAAAGAATACAGCCAATCAACAACCGCTATTTGAATTATTTGATGCTGACGGTGTGAGTTATGCTAACTATAGCGATAGCACGTTCCGAGGTAATATGATTTTTTCATATGCAGTTGGCGCAGGTGCAGACGACGAACAGTTAGGATTTCCACTAAGTTATAGAAGTATTGAAAACATTGGTGACGTTGTTTTTAACTTTGACTTATTGAGACGTTCGTTTACATATACAAACGATAATTTAGAAACTGTAACAGTTGGCACCGACAACGGCTTTTTACACAAGCATGTAAATAGAGAAGAATTTGTTAACATAAATGGGTGGACACAAGCTAATATAGAAAGCACACAGCGTGTTCTAAGACAGTATGTTACAGTACGTAATCAAACAGACTATCCAGTTGATGTATATAATAATAGTGCAGATTTAACAGATTTAAATATCCGTGTTACTGTTAATAATAATTTTAAATTTGAAGGAACTGATTTTGAAATTGTAACAGCGGGTACAAATGCTGTTGTAAGATTTAATAATCCGTTGGAAATAGATGATATTGTAGTTTTAAAAACACGTTCGTCTGCTACTAAAAATGCTAACGGCGTATATGAATTAGCAGGAAATCTAGAAAGAAATCCACTTAATAATGATGTTAATACATTTACACTAGGTGAAGTTAACGAACATGTTTCGAGTATTGTGCAAGAAGCAGATAACTTCTTTGGAAACTTTCCAGGTGCAGGTAATTTAAGAGACATTGCTAATCCTGCACAGTACGGTCGTAAGTTTTTACAACACACTGGACCAATTAACTTATCTCTTTATCACATAACAGATAAAAGTGCAAACGTTATTAAGGCAATTGATTTTGCAAGACGCGAGTATGCTAAATTTAAAAGATTGTTTTTACAAACTGCTACAGAATTAGGATTTGACGGAACTCCTAAAGCACACGTAGATTTAATCTTTAAAGAACTTAATAAAAACAAAACCAGCACACTGCCATTTTACTTTAGTGACATGGTACCAACGGGTGGCGCAAGAACAATTACTTATAATGGTATACCTAATAATAAGTTTTATGCACTAAATGAAATATTTGATATTACAACACCGAGCGTAAAAGCAGTTACAGTTTACATAAATGACGAACAATTAGTATATGGTAGAGATTATACATTTAACGCAGACGGTTTCTGTGAAATTGAACTACCATTAACTGAAGATGATGTAATACAAATTTTTGAATATGAAAATACAGACGGTTCTTATGTTCCGCCTACTCCGACTAAACTTGGTATGTATCCAAAGTTTATTCCTGCTAAATTTGTTGACAATACATATACTACACCTACCGAAGTTATCCAAGGACACGATGGTTCTATAACTAGAGCGTACGGTGATTATAGAGACGACTTATTATTAGAATTTGAAAAAAGAATATTTAATAATCTAAGTGTAGATTACGATACAGCAGTTATTGACATACACAGTTTTGTTCCAAGTGCTAATAGAAATACTACAGTTTCCAAACAAGCAATTGACAATGTTATGCTCAAAGACTTTGCATCTTGGTTAAGCACAGTAGGAGACGTTGACTATACTGGCTTTGATTTCTACGAAAGAGAAAATAGATTTACATACAACTACGGAAGTATGAATTCCCCTACAGGTGAAAAACTTCCTGGTTACTGGAGAGCAGTTTACAAGCAAGCATTTGACACAGATCGTCCTCATACACATCCTTGGGAAATGCTAGGGTTTAGTATTAAACCAACGTGGTGGGAAGACAAATACGGAGCAGCACCATACACTAGCAATAACTTGTTGATGTGGGAAGACTTAGAAAAAGGTACTATTGCTCAACCAGACACAGTTAACATAATAGTTGAAAAATACAAGCGTCCGGGATTAACAACATTTGTTCCAGTTGATACACAAGGTAACTTGCTAAGTCCGTTAGACAGCGGATATGCTAAAAACTATGTCAACAGATTAACCCGTAGCACCTTTGTATTTGGTGACGAAGCACCAGTAGAAACAGCATGGCGTAGAAGTTCAGAATATGCGTTCTCGTTATTTAAAGCATGGACGTTAATACAGCCTGCAAAAATTATCGGACTAGGATTTGATAGACTGCGTGTACAACGTAATATTGCAAATCAAATTGTTTATTCTGAAACAGGTAAGCGTATTAGGTTAGAAGATTTAGTATTTCCAAACAATTCTACACTAGAAACAAGATCAAGAACATATACTTCTGGATTTGTTAATTTAATTGCAAACTATCTTGCAAGTAATATTCTTGTAAACTACGAAGATTATCAAAATAATGTTAAGCGTATTAGCAATCAAATGGCATTTAAAATTGGCGGATTTACTGATAAGAGTAAGTTCAATCTAATTTTAGATTCAAGAACACCCCTAAGTCAAGGAAACGTTTTTGTTCCAGACGAAAATTACGAAGTAATATTACAAACAAGTAGTCCTATCGAACTTGTGGCTTATAGCGGCGTTGTAATTGAAAAAGCAACCAGTGGCTATATTATTAGAGGATATGATTCTACTAATCCGTCTTTTAAGTATTACAATTATCAGTCTAACGAAAAAGATCCTACAGTAAATGTAGGCGGCATAAGTGATAACTTTATTGAATGGGACAATAACAAGCGTTATATCGAAGGAGTTATAGTTAGATATGACGGACAATTTTATAGAACAAAAATAGCACATACTAGTACTCAGGTATTTGATGCTTCTAACTTTGTTAGGTTGCCATTCTTGCCAGAAGTAGGTGGAAGAAGTGCAGTATTTAGAACAAAATTTGATAGAGTATTTCCACAGGAGCTACCATACGGAACACTATTAAGAACTACACAAGAAGTAGTAGATTTTCTAATAGGATATGGAGAACACTTAAAAGATCAAGGATTTGTATTTGACAACTTTAATGGAGAATTAGAGTCTGTTGAGAATTGGAAATTAAGTGCAAAAGAATTTATGTTTTGGACATTGCAAAATTGGGACGCTGGTGCATTAATTACACTAAGTCCCTCTGCAGATAAAATTCAATTCAAAAGAGATAGTGCAGTAGTTGATAATGTTTTTGATACATTTTATGATTACGGATTAGTAAAAGCAGACGGATCAAAACTAAAACAAGAATTTTGTAATATATTTAGACAAGACGACAATACATTTGTGTTAACTTTAAAAAATACTGCTGACGGAATTTATGCACTAAAACTTCCATTAGTGCAAACAGAACATGTTGTACTGCTCGATAACGAAACAGAGTTTAAAGATGTAATTTATGATCCAGAACCTGGATATAGACAAGAACGTATTCGTGTATTAGGCTACAGAACTGCTGACTGGACAGGCGGATTAAACATTCCTGGATTTGTATACGATCAAGCACAAGTATTTGAATGGACACCCTACAAAGATTATGCAATCGGCGATGTTGTTAAGTATAAAGAATTTTATTATACTGCAACATCAAAAGTAAGCGGCACAAAAGATTTTAAATCTTCGAGCTGGTACAGGCTAGCTGAAAAACCAACTTCTGGACTAATACCAAACTTAGAATATAAAACTAATCAGTTTGCAGACTTTTATGATTTAGATACAGATAATTTTGATGTTAATCAACAAGAAATTGCACAGCATTTAATAGGTTATCAAAAACGTGATTATCTAGCAAACATTATTAATGATGATGTAAGTCAGTATAAATTCTATCAAGGAATGATACAAGACAAAGGCACTCGCAATGCGCTAACAAAACTATTTGATGCACTAGGTGCAGCAGACAAAGAAAGTTTAGAATTTTACGAAGAATGGGCTGTACGTGTTGGACAATACGGCGCCGCTGACGGTTTTGAAGAAGTTGAATACATTCTTGACGAAGAAGAAATGGATCTAAGCCCACAACCTGTATTACTTACAGATGATATTGCCGGCGACGAAGGCGATTTAGTACATAGAATACCGTCTAGTGATGTTTATGTTAAATCTAATCATTACAATCATACTCCATTTCCTACACGTTATGTAAGTGATACCCCGATTAAAACTGCTGGATATGTTAGAGATACTGATGTACAATTTATTGCAACACTTAAAGAAGACATTCTTGGTGCTGATATTGCAGACGTTGCAGAAGGCGATTATATTTGGGTAACATTTGAGGGACAAGACTGGAATGTTTATAAACATGTTGATACACAATTTATAGTAGTAAGTGCTGTCCCTGCAGATAGTAATCAAGCAGAACTTGTACTTAATAAAATACATAACTTTAATATTGGTGATTATATTGGTATTAAAAATGTTGTTGAGTTAGACGGATTTTATGAAGTCTTAGATATAAACTTAAACAGAGTTACTATTGATTTAGGCGATGGAGTACTTGCTACCGAAGAAACTGGACTATCAGGCGTTGTTTCAACATTATTATCAAATCGTGTTGCTAAACTTGAAGATGCTAACAAATATGCAGAAACTGATATAAGCCCAGATGAACTTATTTGGGTCGATAGTGTCGATAGTGATAATAAATGGGCTGTACTAAAAGCATCAACTGCATATAACTTTGATGAAGACATTTATAATCCAAATAGCAGCGATACGTTTGGTGACAGTTTAGCAACAGATGCAGATAATAATTTTGTAGCGGTCGGCGCTCCAACTGATGGCGAAGGCAAAGTTCATATATATAAGAGAGAACAAGACGGCAGTACAGTATATGGAACATTACAGTCACATCAAACACTAGAGCCAATTACAAACTTTGATAACGGTGCAAGTAAGTTTGGCGACAGTGTTACAATGAGCCCGGATGGAAAATATATTGTTGTCGGCGCTCCAGAAGCAACTTATGTTAAAAGTGCATTTAAAGATAACTTTAATTTTGCAACAGATTATAAACTAGGTGCTATTGTACAATACAACGGCGGATTATACAAATCACGTAGACGTGTATTTGGTAGAACTGATAATATTGTATTTGGAACATTTGATAGCGTAAGCCGCTGGCGTTCAGAGCTTTACAAACAGCATAATAATTATTTAGACTTTCCTGTAATCACTACAGGCGATTATCCATTAAATGACGTAACAACAGATCATATTCTTGTAAGAGCACCTGCTGATGCATACCAAGGAAGTAATATTGGTGATGCGGTTTACTTTAACTGGAATGATATTACTGAAGCATATATTAATAATGAAGGCATTGAAATTGTTGGGTTAGATATGGGCAATCCTGTAAAACTAACAACAAATAAAGATCACGGATTAGTCGACGGCGATCAAATAGTATTAACAGATTTTCCAAACGATAACTTAACATTTAGAAATGACATTTATGATAACAGTGACGTAAATACTCCTTTTGATACACTTGAGCAACAAGGTGTTAAAGGATTTGAAGGATTTACATATTATGTTAAAAAGACACTAGATCAACAAGTTGAGCTGTACAGAGATGCAGAGCTAACTGTTAAAGTAAATGGTACAGTAGGGTTTACTGGCACACCAATTGGCGCCGCAGCAAATAACTTTAATTTAGGCGACGGCACAGTTCAAGGTATTATTCGTAAAATTAATATTCCGTTTAGCGGAAAACAAAATGAAATAACAAAAGAATTTTTAACTGAAACTGTTCATACAATTAGACGTAAAGTTGAGGAAGTATTTTATATTGTTGATCCGGTAAACATTCCAAATATACCAGTTACTATAACAACTACTGGTAGTATACCTACAGAGAATATTGCAGTTGGCGATATACTAGGACAAGAAAATAATACAGTGTTTGCTACAGTTAATAAAATTAACGGAAATACTATTGAAGTAATTAATGTTTCTGGGATATTTAAAACTACTGGAAACTTGCTTAATAAAACAGTAGAAGATAGTAATTCTTGGATTGATTTGGGTGCATCTACAGTACCTACTGATATTAGTGCATTAATTAGTACAGGTACAAGGATTACTACAGAAACAGGTAATGCTACTGTTGTATATATTAGAAAAGAGCTAGGAAGGCTAGTAATTTATGCTAACGACAAGAACGGAGTATTTGCTCCTTCTGGACAGTTATACATAGATGATCAGTTCTTAATTGGAGACTATGAACGTCCATTACACGATGCTGTTAACAGAAGCGATGTCCTAGGCGGATACTGGGAAATAGCAACAGACAATAGTTATATTCCTGGAGATATAACTAGCGATAATGCATATGGATTAGTAATATCTGATATTAAAAACGGATACAACCCAAATACATTCAGCAATCCGGATGCAGCCTGGAAAGAAAGTTCTACTAGACTTCCGTATAAGTCAAGTGTACAAAATACTTTTGACAATCCAGTACAATTAGTAGAAGACCAGCCATTCCAAAAAGAAGTTGATTTAATTAGAGTACTAAGTCATAGAAGTCAAGGAATTGGCGGAGATGTGAATGAAGTTGATGTTTTAAGTGACAAGTGGATAGTAAGACTTCCTAAGAGTGTTTCTGATAAAAGCCAAACTGATCCAACAACGTCTATAGGTGTTTTCTTAAATGATGTTAGAGAACAAGATGGGTCTATTGTTGACTTATCGGATAGAGGATTTGGAGATAATCCTTATAGTATAATAAACAACGTTCAAACACCATATGAATTGTGGGATGGTTATATTGATATTGATATTTCACAAACAGGCGGAAATGAGTTTGATTTAGTTCCAGGGGATAAAGTACGCGAGGGCGACACAGGCCCAACAGCAATAGTAACTTATTATCAACGAGATTTAGATAAGGTTAGGATTTATGTTAAAGATGTTGCTGGTACATTTACAATAGGAAGTCGATATGGATTTGCTAACAAATATATCAACAAAGAAGTAGGTAGTAATAGAAATCGCTTCGGAACAATCGAATCAAGACAACTAGCTGATGACGATATCGGTAAATTAGCAGTATTCCAACACACTGAAAACTTAGCTATACCGCCTAAGTTAGAATATCCAGTAACAAGTCAAACAGACGAAATTGCAGACTACGAGACTAAGTTTATTACAGGTATTGAATACCAAACTTGGATTGAAGAATTTAAACCAGGGTTGCCTCGTAATACTCTTGCTCCTAGCACAGAAAATAATGATTGGGCGGAAGTAGATAACATTCCAATTAATGTAGGTAGAGATGCAAGTACATTTATTAGAGAAGGTGCTTTCTTTGTATATGAACATAATGTTGAAACCGACAAATACGATTTAGTTAATGGTTATATCCTTCCTAACCGAGAAAACAATAGACGTCTTGCTAGTGAAATTAAATTAATTAACAACGGAGACTTTTATAAACTAGTTGTTAATAGCGGTGAAAATCATATTAACGATACTGATGTAGAAGGCGGCGCAGGCAGATTATACTTTGTTGTTCACGGTAGTAACCAGTTTGGTGAATATAATTGGCAGCTAGGTAAAAATCAAAACTTTAAAGGTGTTTATAGTAATACAGACAGTTATTATGAAGGACAAATTGTTATATACAATGATGTATTTTATAAAGCACTAACTAACTTAGGTAATGAAGAATTTAACACATCTAAGTGGCAACTGTTAAGTGATCATGTTGACTTTGTAGGATACTTGCCAAATACTTCAGGATATGTTTTCCCAGGTGATGACTCTAGCATTGTTGATTTGAACACAAGTAATTTTGGTAGAACATTTGACATCAGTGAGAAAGGAAATGTGCTCGCTACGATTGCTGAATATGATGATGAAAACAAACTAATAATATACTCGTTAGCAGATAATCACTTTGAATATAAAACAGAGTTTACTGCTCCGGTAGATAGTAAAGGCTTTGGATCGCAGATTGCAGTATCTAACAACGGCAACTTGATTGCAGTAAGTGCTCCGGAAACAGATGCAGAAAACTTACTACAAGGTAAAGTTTATGTTTATAAAAATACAGGCGGAACATTTAGTTTACATCAAACGCTAGAAAGTCCAAATAAAGAACTTGCAGAAGGGTTTGGATTAAGAGTAGGATTTGACGGCAATCAACTAATTGTTTCAGGTAGCACTAGTGATATAGTTCTTGAAACTACATTTGATAGATATTTAAATAGAGACCCAGACTCTGAAGATAAGTTTAATAGTAAGTATGTTAACGATCCACAGCGTGAGCTGTCAGTAGGGCAAACTACATTTGATAACGGCTTTACAACATATGTAAGTTCTATACAAGATAGCGGCATTGTTTATCTATATGAGAATGTTAATGACAGTTTAATATTTGGACAGAAATTAAAATATAATAATTTTAATGTTGAAAATTTTGGTAAAAATGCTATTGTACAAGATAATGCTATATTAGTGGGATTGCCTACATTGGAAGGTGGAAAGGTTGCTGTATATATTAAAGATGCAGACACTCAGGTTTGGAGTATGCACAGAGAACCAGTTGTGCCAGTTGATGTAGATAAGATGCGAGGATCGTTTGTGTATGATACAAACAAAAATCTAATGCTATCACGCTTAGATATTATTGATCCTATACTTGGAAAAGTTGCAGGCATTGCCGAACAAGAAATTTCCTACAAAACTTATTATGACCCAGCTAATTATAATGTTGGTAACGAATCTACTAAAGAAGCTCTTACAGTTTGGGCCCAAGAACAGGTTGGTAAAATATGGTGGGATTTAAGCACTGTAAAATTTGTCGATTATCATCAAGGTGATATATTATATTCGAGTAATATATGGGGAAATCTTGCACAAGGTGCAAGTATAGACGTTTATGAATGGGTAGAATCGAGAGTTATACCTAGCCAATGGGACGTTAGAGCAAATACAAATCAAGGTGTAGCAAGCGGCTACAGTGGCCAAACTCTATATGGTGATACACGATATGTACAAAAAGACATATACGACAACATTTCACAGAGCTTTAGTCAGCGTTATTATTTCTGGGTTAAAGACACTCGTATCGTTCCAAATGTAGCAAACAGAAACAAAACAGCATTTGATATTGCAAATATTATTAGAGATCCAGCAGGACAGCAACTACGCTTTGTTACGATATTAGGTAACGATAGATTTGTAGTACACAATACAAATAAACTTACTAATGAAAAAGATGTTGCTATAAACTTCCGTTACTGGACTATTGACAACCAAGATAATAATATACATACTGAATATCAGATTATTACTGACGGATTGGACACAAGTCGTCCAAAAAGTGTAATTGAAGAAAAATGGTTTGATAGTTTAGTTGGTGCAGACAAATATCATAGAGAAGTACCAGACCCTACACTAAGTGTAAAACAAAAATACGGAAATCAACTTAAACCACGACAAGGTTGGTTTGTTAATAGACAAGAAGCTCTAAAACAATTTATTGAAAGAGTAAACAGAGTTCTTGCAGATGAACTAGCAGTTGATAGCCTAAACATTAACAAACTGTTTGAAAAAGATCCAATACCGTCAGAGTTGTCAGGAGTATACGATACTGCTGTAGACACTGAAGAAGAATTGCGCTTAGTTGGTACAGTACGAGCTGAAACAGCAGTATTGCAACCAGTAATTGTAGACGGTACAGTAACAAGTGTTAATATTGTAAACGCTGGCAGAGGTTACAGATTGCCTCCTAAAATTGAATTTGAAGGCACTGGTGAAGACTTAGAATTACGTGCTAATATAAACGTCATAGGTGCTATTACAAGCGTCGATGTTGTTAACGGCGGCACTAACTACCAAGACACACTAACGCTTACTGTAAGGGCTCTTAGTGCGCTTGTACGTGCTGATAGCACACTTGCAGGAGCTTGGGCAATATACGCCTGGAACAATACTACAAGATCCTGGAACAAGTCTGTACAACAATATTATAATGTAGCAGATTATTGGAATTATAAAGATTGGTATGCAGAAGGATATAGTTCACTAACTTCGGTAGACTTCTTGATAGATGATTATTATCAGTTAAACATTATTGATGATGCAATTGGTGATATTGTAAAAATTAGTGACGTAGGAGCCGGCGGATGGATACTACTAGAAAAAATTGTAAACATAGATACGCCCGATTATACTACAGGATACAGAACTATTGGTAGACAAAACGGAACTGTAGAGTTCTTAGATAAGTTATATACACAAACTGGTGGAGATACTGAATTACGTAAGATATTAGAAACTATTAGAGATGACTTATTTGTTGATAAATTAGCAAATGAATATAATCAATTGTTCTTTGCAAGTTTACGTTATGTTCTTTCAGAACAAAATTATGCAGACTGGTTATTTAAAACAAGTTTTATCAAAGCAAAACACAATGTTGGCGAGTTAGTAGAAAAAACTACATTCCAAAATGATAATTTGCCTAGCTTTGAAGCATATGTTGAAGAAGTTAAACCATATAAGACTAAAATTAGAGAATACTTGTCTGCTTATGATAAACTAGACAATACTCAGAGCGTATTAACAGACTTTGAACTATCACCGTTTTATGATCCACAACGTGGAGAAATTATTTCACCTAAGGTTACAATTAATGAAGGTGTATTATCAGACATTAACTTTAACGTAGATGTATATCCGCAGAAACACTGGATTGATAACTTTACATACGAAGTTGAAGAAATACTTATTAAAGACGGCGGAAGCGGATATAGTGAAGTTCCACTAGTTACTATTAGTGGCGGCGGCGGCACTGGTGCAACTGCTCGTGCATTTATTGGTAGCGGATCAGTTAAGAGTATTGTTGTTGACAATCCAGGAAGTGGTTACACTAGTGTACCAACAGTTAACATTGAAGGCACACAAGCCGACGGTGGAACACAGCCTAGAGTAAGTGTTGTTCTTGGAAATAAGAAAATTAGAACGTTAAATGTTAAACAGAAATTTGATAGAACTACACCTGATTATGAAATACTTGTTCTTAAAGAAAGTGAAACGTTTGTAAGCACAGGTACAGAATTAAAACTTCGATTAAAGTATCCAATGGATCTAACAAGAGCAAATGTTAGTGTTGTAATTAATGGTGTCGAAGCACTTGATAGCGAATACTCATATAATAATGAAAGTTCAATTAGTAGTGACAAAACTCACACACATGATTTGGGATATATTTTACTTGAGCAATCTCGTGTTGCAGGTACAACTATTGTAGTAACTTACAATAAGAGCTACGAAATGTTATCAGCTGCTGATAGAACTAAACTGCTATACAATCCAGAAACAGGACAGTATGGTACAGATTTAGGACAGTTAATGGACGGAATTGACTACGGTGGAGTTGAAGTTCGTGGATTTGAGTTTGGACAAGATTTAGGATTTGATAGTCAACCTTGGTATACAACATCGTGGGACTCATATGACGAAACTTTTGATGACGAGAGCTTTCCTACTACAGGTGTACAAACTTCATTTACATTATCTAAGCCGTTAGAAGAAAACTCGTTATACAATGTATACATAAATGCTACACGAGTTGACGATCCAAACTATGACGGTAGTACAAAAACTTATCTAGCAGAAGACGGATCTACAGTATTAGCATTAGGAAATCCTAATGCACTAATGAAGTCTCTTACTACTAATAGTGGCGAATACGAAGTAACTACAGGCGCAAATGGCGCACCGGTATATACAATTAATATTGAAAATGTTGCTGAGTGGGAAGAGTACTTTACGTTTGATGGTAATCCAATTACACCGACTATTACTATTAGAAAATCATCAAGTGATGGTAGCTTTTTACCAAGCGGCGCTGGATTTGATAGTTTAATTGAAGGTGGTAACTTGCAGTATGGTACTGCTACAGGATTAGACGCTGGCGACATTACAATAGATGGCGACGGATTTATTACTCCGACTACATCAAAAGGACCTGAAGAACTTATACCAGGACAGATGCACGATACACTAGACTTAAAAGTTTTTGACAGGGTTGCAGATGGCGGCAGCGTAATGTCTAATAGAAATTATACTGCTACCGCTTTACAGACTGAATTTGATTTAGATATATTGCCACATAACATCTTTTCACTATTTGTAAAAGTAAATGGCAGTATGCTTACAGATTCTGATTATAACGTTGACCTTGCACAAAAGAAAATTACACTTACTAATGCTTTAAACGCAGGAGATAGAGTTAATATTTCATCAATGAGCGGCAATGGCGAAAATATACTTGACATTGATAACTTTATCGGTGACGGTAATACTCGAGTATTTGTAACTAATAGCGTTTACAGAGATGATTTACAATCTTATATTACTGTAAACGGATTGACAGCAACGGTAGCACTATTTGAAACAGACGCAACATACGGAGATAGACAAGGATTAGTTGCCTTAGAATTTTCGACTGCACCCGATAACGATGCATTTATTTACTATGCACTATACGATACAAACGAATCTACTGTACAGAGATATAGCGCAACTAATGTAAATAGATTTATCGGCGACGGAAGTACGGTAGGGTTTGAGCTTGCTCCGGAACCTAGTTCAAAGTTACCATTAAGCCACAATGTTATTGTTAAAGTTGATGATACAATATTGTATCCTGGATATACTCAACAGTGGTATATTGTTCCAGATAGAAACTATCAATTAGATACATCACAATGGGCAGGAAGTAGTTTAGCTCCAGACTTAGTAGATGTATATCTAAATGGAAGAAAATTAAAACTTCTGTCAGACTATAACTGGGACTTTGCTAACACACAAGTTATATTATTTGATAACGTGGGCGAAACTGGAGATGATTTAGAAGTTGTTGTTCCTTCAACAGCAGATTATGCGTTCTCTAAAAACACTAGATTAGGACTAAGTCAAACAACTGGAACATTTGAAGTTGGTGAAACTATAACAATTGGCTATCCAGATAGTACCCAATTTACAGCAACAGTTAAATCATACTCAACTAACTTGCTTACAATAATAGGTACGTTACCAGGCTTAGAACAATTAGTTGATGCCGACGACACTATACCAATTGAAGGACAAACAAGTGGCGCATCAACAAACATTGTGCAAGATGTAGATTTAATTGAAGCAGGCGATAACTTAGTTATTAATACTGCTCCTGCAGAAGGTACAGTGATTGACATATTTACATTTGCAAGACATGAGTTACAAGATATACAAATGGAAACTAAGACTAATGTTTCTAGAAGAGTGTTAACTATTGGCAGTGAAGATTATTACGAAGCACATAGACGAGGAAAAGGCTTAATTGAATTAAGAGAACCTGCACTTGATGCTGCATATATATGGGTAGTGTTAAACGGGACATTACTTACAGCAAATAGAGATTATAAACTAGTTAAACTAGACAGTTACGTACAAATAACTCGTCCACTAGAAGCTAACGATATAATACAAGTTATACATTTTGCTGCACCTAAATCTAATGAAAAATTTGGATTTAGAATGTTTAAAGACATGTTAAACAGAACAAACTACAAACGTCTAAACAAAAACAACGTTTATACTCTTGCACAAGAGTTAAATATAACTGACAAGCAAATTGTACTTGCAGATGCGTCAAATATCACTATTCCTGATGTAGATGCAAACAATCCGGGTGTACTATTCATTGAAGGTGAGCGCATCGAATACTTCCAAGTAGCCGGCAATACACTTTCGCAATTGCGTAGAGGTACACTAGGTACTGGTTCTCGAACAGTTTACGAAGAAGGAACTGAAATTATGGACCAAAGTGATAAAGAAACTGTTCCTTATAGAGACCGAATGATTTCTTTAATAGCACTTGAAGACGAATCTACACAAATTGTACTTGATTGGTTACCTACTAAAGGTGTAGACGAGTTTGAAATATTTGTCGGCGGAAAAAGATTGCGTAAAAATGCAATAGCAGCATATCAATTCCAGAAAGTTGATGAAAATGGAAACTTAGTAACAGGGCTTATTGATAAAGATAGTCCAGAAGGTGACACTACACTAGATGCAGAGTTTACTCTTACTATAGAGAACGATGTTGCTATAGTAGAACTTGCAGAAAAACCGGCAACAAATAGCAGAACACTAATAGTAAGAAAAGTAGGAAAATTGTGGCAAATACCGGGTCAACAACTAAGATATTCAGATAATCCAGTAGCACAATTCATCCGCGGAGCAACAACTGACTTACCTAAATAAATACACTAGCAGGAAGATAAAATGACAGATACATTTAAAGATTTAAACGGAGTACTACTCCAAGGACATATTAAAATTAGTGATCCTGAGAGTGGCGAAGTTCTTATTGACAAACGCAATGCTATTCATTATGAAAATATGAGTATAGCACTTGCTGAGTCCTTAGCCAACGCAGGTCAAGGACCAATTTATAAAATGGCGTTCGGTAATGGTGGTACATCAGTTGATCCAACTGGTATTATTACTTACTTAACACCAAACAGTACAGGTACAAATGCAAGTTTATATAACAAAACATTTGATAAAGTAGTAGACGATCAAGCAAGTAACAATACAGATCCAGTAAGAAATAAACTTGAAACAAGGCACGTAAGTGGCACAAACTATACAGACATACTTGTTAGTTGCTTACTTGATTACGGTGAACCAAGCGGACAAGATGCGTTTGATACTGCTACAAACACAGAAAATCTTTATGTTTTTGATGAATTAGGATTAGTTAGTGCAGGCGCAAGTGGCGCTGACGGCAGATTACTAACACACGTTATCTTCCATCCAGTTCAAAAGTCATTAAACAGACTTATACAAATTGATTATACTGTAAGAGTTCAAAGTTTAACCGGATTTAATGAGGGATAACAATGGCATATACTATTAGATATTCAGATTTTGTAAATAAAGGTAGTATTGTTATCGAAGACAATACTATTAACCAAGAAACTTCATTAAATCTTCCTGGGCGTAATACTACTGCATACGGATCAAGTATTGCAGAAAACTTTTTACACCTATTAGAAAACTTTGCTAATTCAATTCAACCTTTAAACCCAGTTGAAGGACAATTATGGTATGATAATACACCAGGAATTGATCAACTTAAATTGTGGGATGGTACTACGTGGGTAGCAGCTGGCGGACTAAAGAAAGCAAATTTAGCTCCAGATGCAGCAAATTCAATAATTGGCGATTTGTGGGTTGATACAGATAACCAACAATTATATTTGTTTGCAGGTTCTGGCTGGGTATTAGTAGGTCCAGAATTTGCAGAAGGATTAGTTACTGGTAGTAGGCCAACTGAAGTTACTGCTATTGATAATAATATTTACAATGTTGTTTTTATAGAAGTAAAAGGCAAACCGGTTGCTATTGTAGCTAGTGAAGCATTTAATCCTAAAGCAACAATTGAAGGTTTTGAAGATGGCATTCGTCCAGGCATTAACTTATCAAATAAAAATTTAGAAGGCGACGGAATAGCACAGTTTAACGGTATTTCGGAAAAATCACTAAATTTAGTTATTCCGGGAGTAACTGCTGCAACGGATACACTTATTACTGCTACTAATGTTATGCGTAAAGATGCAGTTAATATTGCTAATTTTCCATTAAAAATTAAAAACGCCGAAGGTGTTAATGTTGGTATTAGCAATGAACTTAAATTGCAAGTTGACGGTACTGCTGGTATAATACAACACGACATCAGTGGATCTAATTTACAAATTAGAATGAATAATGCAGGTACTACAACTACAGTTATTACTGTAGACAGTACAGAAAAAGTCGGTATTAATAACCCGAGCCCGCAACACGAATTAGATGTTACAGGAGTTATTCAAACAAGCGAACAACTACGTGTAACAAGTTTAACTAATAGTTCAGGTGTAAGTAGCGGCAGTATTATAACAAGCGGCGGCGCAGGAATTGCTAAAAATTTATATGTAGGCGGCATTGCAGACATAGACGGACCACTTGTTGTTGGTAAAGCTAACCTTATCAATCCAGATACAGGGTCAGTTAATCCAGTTTCTGCAGCAATACTTCCAGATTCGAATAATTTAAGAGCAATTGGACAGCCTGATAAAGTGTTTAGTGCTATGTACTCTACAGAATTTGTAGGCAGTTTACGAGGAGATGTACAAGGCAACGTATCAGGACGTTCTGGACAAGCAAACAGATTATCATCACCAACTGTATTTCAAGTAACAGGAGATATTACTGCTAATAACATTGAATTTGACGGTCAACAAGGTACAGTAACTTTTAATACAAGTATTACTAATGAATTTATTTCTAATAAACCAACAGCTTTTGGATCCGGCGATGACGCTACACCTGTAGCATCAGAAGCAGATGACGAATTTCTTGTAAACAAACCTTCAGGCATATTTAGAATGCCACGAGACAGAATACTTGCTGGCGTTACTGCTATTGTACCTGTAGGAACAATTATTCCATATGCTGGAATAATTAATGATGTTGATATTCCATTACCACCAGGTTGGTTAGTGTGTGATGGCTCAAATTATTTAATATCTGCTTATCAGCCTTTATTCCAAAGAATTGCATATTCGTTTAAACCAAAGGGAGATGTAGATCAAGAAGAAGGTGTTGCAGACCAATTTTTTGCAGTACCGGATATGAGAGGTAGATTTCCACTAGGTAACGATAGTATGGGGCGACGTGGCGCAGCAAATACAACAACAAGTGCCGCTGCTGATCAGCACGGCGGCCGCAGTGGATCTGATGAAGTAACATTAACTAAAGAACAACTACCAGAACACGAACACGATATGATTAATGATAGAAACGATCCAAGCGGATCTCAGTTCTATGGTGTTAGCACCACGCAAAGTGTAGAAAATTTAAACAGAGCACACACGTTAGCAGTTGACGACTTAGTTGGTACAGGGTCGGGTGCATTGTATGCAGGTACTGGTGGTATTTTATCAGACACAAGTACAGGGCAACCGATAGAAGTATTGAATCCGTTCTTAACGCTTAACTATCTAATTTACGCAGGAGAAGAGGGCTAATGGCTTATAAACTTAATAAAACAGACGGAACACTTCTTACAGAGTTAGTTGACGGGCAAATAGACACTACTACTTGTGACATTACTCTTATAGGAAGAAACTATGTAGGGTTTGGTGAAGCATTTAATGAAAATTTAATAAAACTACTTGAAAATTTTGCAGGATCAGGAGCTCCATCAACTCCTATTACAGGGCAGTTGTGGTATGATAGATCAGAAGGAAGATTAAAGGTATATGATGGTACAGGATTTAAATCAAATGGTCCTATTGTAAGCAATGACAGACCTAACATGGTTGCTGGAGATATTTGGATTAACAATTCAACTGATCAGTTATATTTTTATGACGGAACAGATACAACACTTGTAGGACCTGTTTACGAAAATGCTCAGGGAAAGACTGGTTGGGAAGTTGATACAGTGCGTGATAGAAGTGCTGTTGATCATACATTGTTAAAAATGTATGTAGGGGAAGACTTAGTTGCATTTATTAGTAACGAAGAATATACTCCGACTGTTGCAGAACAATCTTTACTTCAAATTACAGGTAATGTTAAAAAAGGAATAAACATTGTAAACGAAGATGAATTTCGTTTTTATGGGATTGCAGATTCTACAAACTCTTTGGTTACAGATAAAATTGATCCTGATACAGGATTACGTGTTAAGAAAACAGCATCGCAGTTCTTACCATCAGACGACGATGGCGAAACAAGCGGATCGTTAACAATTAGCGATAGTGGCGGACTTACTATAGGTAACTCCGGCGAAACACGAATTTTTATTACTGCTGACGGCACAATATTTCAAAATACAGCACTAAACGATCAACTTAGATTTAGATTACTAGGTGATACAGACTATGACGGCATAGTACTTGACCCTCAGACAAAACGTATGGGTGTAAATCTCGCAACAGACGAATTACCAACTGCTTCGCTAGATGTTAATGGTAGCGTGTTTATTAGAGGAGATTTAACTGTACAAGGCAATAATCAAATTATCGAAGCAACTACAGTTAGCATCGACGATTATAACATAGAATTGGGTCATACAGATACAATTATAACATTTAATGCTCCATTAAACTCGGCTATAGCAGGACAGCTTACAGTTGGCGAAACTATCACGCAAACAACAAGCGGAGCAACAGGTACTTACAAAAGAATTTCAGATAATAGGACTGTTATATACTTAGAGCCTGTAAATGGATTATTTACTGCTACTAGCGATACCTTAACAGCATCTACTAACGGCATATTTTATGAAGAAAATGGGTTTACTCCTGTTTATGTTAATAGTTTAATACAGCGTAATAATGATACAGCTAACGGAGCAGGTATAACTGTTAAAGGCGAACCAGGTGCATCTGCTGATAAAACTATTACTTGGGTTAACGATACTATTAACGGTACAAACTGGGAACTAAATGATAATCTTAATCTTGTAGAAGGAAAAGCATATAAGATTAACGATATTATGATGATTCAAGAAAACTCTGGCGGAACATTCCACGAAATTGGAGTTGCTGTTGAAGAAGCATTAGGGTTACGTGACGTTGGCATTATGGATAGATTGCGTGTTCACAGTAGTATGACATTAGACGAACTTAGTGGCATACCTACGATTACCACTACATCACCTTTGACTATAGATAGTTCTGGTACAGTGACATTTAAAAATGGTGCTAGTACTGTAATGCTTACAGGTTTGACAACAACTAATTACGATACTGGAAACTTGTCTGATGCGGCAAATAAAGATTATGTCGATACACAAATGGAAAGTAACACAGTTGCAGTTGCACTAGATATTACAGATATGCCGCAGCCAGGCTTTGGGTCAGTTACAGCACAACTTATCGACATATTAGATTTCTTGCACCCAGCAGCTGAAAAGCGTATTAATACATATGCAAGAATGCATACTACTTCATTGCGCGGCGCAGTTAGTAATATTGATGTAGCAGGAACTATTGATACTACGTCAATAGGTGCTGATTTTACTGATATTAATACCGTTGAACCTTACGGCGTTACACCTGTAAGTGGCGGCTCACCTAATCAACAGTTAATATCAAACATTGGATTTACAGGTAATACATCGGGCGATGTTACGCTAAAAGCAGACGATGGGGCTACGCCTACACCGGCATCAACTAGGGTAAAACGATTTTTTAAAGTTATTGATAATGGCGGAACAAAAGAATGGACAACGTCTGCAACAGGACCAAACGGAGAGACTCCGTAAAGATTTTAATGGGCAAATACGATAAATACTATTATCGTAATAGGGGATATTGACGAAAATGGCATATACAATTTTTAATACTAGAAATAATGAGATTGCAGTAGTTGAAGATGGTACTATTGATAATAGCACTGACCTAAAACTAATAGGTAAAAACTACGCAGGGTACGGTGAGATACAAAATGAAAATTTCGTATACTTACTAGAAAATTTTGCAGGAGCAAATCAACCACCAAGACCAGTTGCAGGTCAATTATGGTTTGATACTGACGACAGTAAAATAAAAGTATTTGACGGCAACGATGAAAACGTTTTTGTTCCCCTCGGAAACGTACATATTGGCGCAAAACCAACAGGCAATGCAATTACAGCAGCAAATGTTAACAAAGGCGACTTATGGTGGGACGATGTTACTAGTCAACTATATGCACATAACGGCTCACTAACAGGTGATCCATTTGTACTAATTGGTCCAAAAGCGTCTCAAGATGTTAGAACAGAAGTTACTGACGTTGTAGTATATGATAACTTATTTGCCGGGCAACAAGACCCTACTCCGTATCAGCATAAAATTCTAAAAGGGTTTGTTGACGATGTTGTAGTCTTTATAGCAAGTAATGACGAATTTACACTAGATGATTCAAATGCAATTTCCGGCTTTGATAGAATTAAGAAAGGTATTACACTAGTTAATACACAAAATGCTAACAACGGAGTAACAGGCGGCAACTATCAGTTTCACGGTAGTTCAGCAGATGCATTACGTTTAGGCGGCACATTAGCAGAAGAATTTGTTCAACGTTCGAATCCTGTGTTCCAAACACAAGTTGATATTGATGATAATGATGGATTATTAATTGGTCCGAACAACGAAGTATTATTAAAAGTTAGCGGCGGCGAAGCAATATTAGAATCTACTATTACTGGCGCCAAAATGAATTTTAAAGTTAAAGACACAGGCGGAAGTACTGTTACACCTTTAACACTTACCCAAAACGGGTTGATGCCAATATCAGACAACACTTATGCAATTGGTAGTTCAAGCCTACGCTGGAGCGAATTGCATGTTGCAAACTTAAGAGGTGTATCAGATAGAGCAGATAGCTTACTAAGTGATGGCACTTATAAAATTGCTACTAAAACAAATACAAATGATTCAATTGTAACAAGAGATAGTGTTGGAGATATATTTGCTACTTCGTTTAGAGGAACACACATATATAATTCTTTAGATACTGCTCAGCCAGTAATTGGTACAGTTTCTAAAGCAAACGGAGTGCTTATTCAAGGAACTAGTTCTTATGTACCTGGAACCACTGCATCTGTTGCAGATAGAGTAGTAGTGCGTGATGCATCGGGTAATGTTTTTGCTAATCAGTTTAACGGTATAGCAACAAGGGCTGCTACTATGCAGGTACCAACAGGAATACCGAATCAATATGAATATAGATCTGCCGCAGTTGCAAACTTAGTTGGACAACCTAATACTGTAGCAGTTAGAGATAACAACGGTAAACTATTTGCTACTGAGTTTGTAGGATCGTTCAACGGACAATCAACAACAGCAGCACAATGGACTACGCCAAGAACAATTACTGTAGACGGCGATGCAAACGGAACAGTTACGCTTGATGGCTCTCAAGATGTTACATTAAGTTTAACAGTTGGTCCTAATCAAGTTGCATTAGGAACAGATACTACCGGTAATTATGTAAACGGTATTAGTGTTTATAATAATGATCCGTACATGAACATTTATGTCAACACTGATTTAGACGGTGCAGCAGTAGAGAATGCTGCGGTACAATTAGGTATTGATGCTGACACAGCTAAACGTGCTAATACACTTGTAGCACGTGACGTTAACAACAAAATTATGGTTGGACAAATTGATGCTGACGGTGATATTGACGGTGATACTATTACTGCAAATGTAAGACTTGTAGGACATGTTAACCAAGCAGGAACAGCAAATGATGGTTGGTTTGATAACTTAACTGTTGGTACAATTAATGCATCTAACTTTAATTTTGGATCAAACGTAACTGCTATTGCAAATGGTGGCACAGGTGCAACTACTGCTAGTGCAGCTAGAACAAATTTAGAAATTTACAGTACAGCGCAAGTTGATAGTTTAGTTTCTGGATTACAAGGCGATATTTCAGGAATTAGTTCAGAAAGAATTGTAAACGGAAGTAGTAATGTTACAGTAAATAGTAGCTCAAATGTAACTATGACAGTTAGTGGCACACTAATCGGACAAGTTACAGCAAATGGAATTGAGTTACAAAGTGGCAAAAAGTTTGTTGGTACTGCTACTGAAGCAGAATATGCTGACTTAGCAGAAAAATATTCAACAGCAGAAGAACTTCCAAACGGAACAGTAGTTACAGTAGGCAGAATGCCAGGACACGAAGTTGACCCAGCTAATAGAGGCGATATAGCAATTGGTGTTGTATCAACAGATCCTGCACTTATGATGAACAGCAAGGCTGAAGGACAATACATTGGACTTAAAGGACGTTTGCCTGTACGTGTTATTGGCGCAGTTAAAAAAGGTCAAGCAGTATATGTAGACGACAAAGGTTGTGCAAGTACTGCTATTAACGGTGGCTCAATGGTAGGTATAGCATTAGAAACAATCAGTATTGAAGAAGAAAAACTAGTCGAATGCGTTCTTAAAGTATAATACAAAACACTAGATAATAAAAAAGGAGCATTAACGCTCCTTTTTTTGTGACTTAATAAATTAAGTATTAGTGTAATGCTACGTATGTTTGTGCGCCGCCTGTGCCTGCACCTGTACATACTTCTAATTTACTATTAGTAGTATTGAATACAACCATACCAACTTCGTTGTCAATTGCATCAACTTCAGCTTGTGATAGACTAGGGAATTTAGCTGGAACACCAAAAGATACTTTTTCAGTTGTTGCCTCAAGGTGCTTGTCGTAATTTGCAGGATTTGCAACAGAGTCGTCGTCGTCCGGATCGCCCGTAAATGTTTCTACTGCAAAGTTACCAGTTTGAATACTTACATCATTGCCAAATACTGCTTCTTGTTCAAATACAGCTCTTTGAATAAATCCTACTCGATCTTCAAATCTAATTTCTCCGTTATCAGTGTGTGTGATAATTTGAGATTCTAACTTAAGACAGTTTACAGTTCCTGTATTATCTAACTTAATAATATCGCTGCCTGGATTTCCTGAACGATTTATTGATAAACTATTGTTTACTATAACATCAGAACTAAAGTCCATTCTTGGAGTAACAATAATAGCTGAACTATCATCTGAATCTAATGAGTTAGTAAAAATATTGCCTGTAACATTACCTGTAACATTACCTGTAACATCACCTGTAACATTACCTGTAACATCGCCTGTTAAATCTGCTGTAACAGTTCCGGTAATATTTTCTCCTGGAATAGATCCTGCAACAGCGTCTACTAGTAAGGTAGAATCGTCTGCAAATACAGACCCTTTGGAATCGCCTGTGTGGGATCCAGTTACATCACCAGTTACATTACCAGTTACATTACCAGTTAAATCACCTGTAATTGTGCCTGTTGCTGTAATATTAAAAGCATTAATTAAAGCATCCGCAGGACCCAGGAGTGATTCTATAATAAGATCGCTACTAGTTGATCCTTTAATGTCACCAGTTACAGTACCAGTTAAATTACCTACTACGTCACCAGTTACGTTACCTACAACATCCCCAGTAACATCACCTGTTACATTACCTACAACAGCACCAGTGTGGGTACCTGCTGTGTCACCAGTAACACCACCTGTTACATTACCTACAACAGCACCAGTGTGGGTACCTGCTGTGTCACCGGTAACATCACCTGTTAAGTCACCTGTAAGTGTATTACTACTTGTGTCTACCATTACAGTGGAATTATCTGCAATAACGTCTGCGTTGATTGCTACTGCTTCTATTTGTCCGTCGACAGCTAACCCAGTAAAGTAACCATTGTTCCAACGTGCATTCATTGCACCGATATCGTATGTAGAATCTGCGTTAGGAGTTAGTGTGCTTGTTATTTTAGCAGTAAAGTCTACAGTGTCTGCATCAGCATCGTCACCGATGTTAATATTACCTGTTGCAGTGATAGTACCGTTTATATTAATATTACCTGTTCCGATAATATCATTACCGTTAAGGTCTAAATCTTGTTGTAAATCTATTGTTGAATTGATTGTATCGGCAGTAATATACGTATTAAGTACTGCGCCTGCGTTGTCTGTAAGTTTTATGCCACCTGCTGTTGAACCGTCACCTATATAAAGTGAATCCGTATCTGTTACGTATATTAGTTCGCCTTCTGCAAATATAACGCCTCCGCCAGCGGTACGTTCAGCATCTGTGCCACGTCTGATCTGTAATGCCATTTTAGTTAACTCCTGATAACATATTATAATTTGTTAAAAGTATTTATCCGATTAAGGAGGAATGGCTTATCTTCTTAGTTTGAGGAATTTTTGTGTTCGAGTAGTAATATCACGCTTAACTTTGTTAGTATTAAGCCTAAAGTCAACATTTTTAATGTGATTTTGATATTGTTCAAATAAGTCGTCAAGTGACTTTTCTAAATCTTCGACTTTGTTTTTTTCGGTATTTATTTCAATGTCCCAAACTTTGCCGTCTACAAATTCTACACGAACTGAGTCGAGGTATTCTAGTGGAACAACATCTATTTCCACATCATCGAATACCTCGGGCCAATGACTAATTACTTCTTGGGGTAGCTTTTTATTGGGTTTCTTTGGCACTAGTTTTGGTCTTTTTCTTAGTCGGAACAAGTTCTTCCGCTTGTTCTCTAAGCGCCTTTGCTTCTTTAAACAGTGCATCTGCTTGTGAGCGATATTGTGCCGCTAAATCCTCGTCAGTTAGTACACCATCTACTTTTGTAGTTGCATAATCACCTACAGGATCAGCAGTTGTAGTTTCTGTTTTAGGTTGTACAGTTTGACCATCTGGACCTTTAAGTGCTAAGTCTGCTACAGTAACCCCTTTTTGCTCAGCCAACATTTTGTTTAACTCAGCAAGATTAATAACGCTCTTAGTATCAGGAGTCATTTCGATTGTATTAGATTTTACCTTTACAATCTTACCATATTTTTGCATACCTGCAAGCATGTTTAGTCCGTCGCTTAGTGTAGTACGTGCCATTGCTTCTGCAAACTCGTATGCATTCTGTCCTGCATTTGATTCTAAACACTTCATAACATCGTCGTGTTGTGCTGCATCAAGTGCTTGTGTAGGAATAACTAAGCAATTCTCTGGATCGCCGGGAATTACTCTGTATGCTACAATTACTTTTTTACCAGTTGCCGCAATACGGCCTACGTGTTTTAGAGCCATAATTACTCTCCTTTAGGTTCTTCCTTGGGCTCTTGCTGTGCTTGTACAGCACCTAAGAAAGATTCCAATTTGTTATACGTTGTGCCCACAACAGCCATTTCGTTTGCTTTAAATGCTCCACGAGAGCTTGCAACGTCGATAATCTGCTTGATAGCAGTTAAGTCTTGAACTGTTAGTTCAGCTGCCGCTGGCGCTTCCGCTTGTGTATTTGCTTCTGCTTGTGGTGCAGTTGCTTGAGTTTTTTCATCAGCCATAAGTTTTCTCCTTGTGTATAATTATATATGCGTACTTAATTACTTGTACTTTAAAAGTGGACAGGCTAACATGAAATAACTCATTTCTTTTGAGTCTTCAAAGCCCACTTTCATTAGCGTTTCTACCTTGTTAGTTTGTGGTAAAACATCAACAGTCTTGCCCACAAAATATCTTCCTTTTAAGTTTTTTACTATCCATTTATTTAATGAATCTTCGAGGTTATAGGTGTAAGGAATGGATATATAATCGAAATACGGTACAACAACTTTAGATTTCCGTAAATCGAATAAGTTTAAAGAATTTGGTTCTTTTAGTTTATGCGGCACTTGCTTCCTCATAACGTACAGTAGTACCAAATGGTGCTTGTACGTTCTTGTCGTGGTGTGAGTGAATTAGGAATACTGTGTCGCAGTAGTCTTCGTCGCCCCAGCTATCCCAAGCGTAACCATCTGTAAACATAATGAACTTCTTAGGCACATAACCTGTTTCTTTCATATAATTCCAATTAGCGTCAAAGTCAGTGCCGCCGCCGCCCATAATTTCATAATCTAACAAGTCTTCACCGCCGTCTGCTGTAAAGTCTTGTTCGTTGTACACCTTAGTATCAAAGCACCATACTTTAATATTGTAATCAGCATATTGATCCATAATGCCTTTAACTTCGCCTAAGAAATCTTCTGCTTGAGCGTTACCAATTGAACCTGACATGTCAAGTGCTACAGCAATATCAATTGTTTCGTCAAAGTCCTGTCCTGGAAGAATAGCACCAGTATGCCAGCTCTTACGGTTAGGACGTCCAAACGTAAAGTCGTTTCGAATAGTTGATTGAATTTGTTGTTGTAGAATTTCACGCCAGTTCATCTTAGGCTCAGTAAGCTCTTTAATCATTCGAGCAACTTCACCTGGAACATTACCGGCACCTGCGGCTTGCGCGGCAGTCATCATGCCTTCTTTAATTTCGTCTTTAATTTTCTTTAATTCTTCTTTAGAGTACTTTGGACGCTTCTTAGAAACATTATTGCCGTTTGCGTCTTTTTCTTCTTCACCTTCATCACTACTTCCGTCACCGTCGTCAAGGTGTTCGTCTAGCATCTCGCCTTCTTCGTCGAGCTGATCTAGAAGTTCTTGTAATTCTTTGCCTGCTTGTTTTGCATCCTCAAAAAGTTTATCATAGATATCTTCTGAAGTATCTGCTTCGTATTTAAAGTCTTGAAAGCAATCTACAATACTAGGTACAGTGCCAATGCGATCTCGTACTAGCAAGTTATTAACTTTGTAGTCTGCGGCAATATTGTAAAGCATAGGATGTCGATCTTCTCTACGTCCTAAATGATCAAACACCATGTGTAGAATTTCGTGTGCAACAACAAACTCAATTTCTTTATTGTTCATAGCATTAAAGAACTGTGTATTGTAATACAAATTGCGTCCGTCTACAGCGGCTGTCGGTAACCAATCATCTGCTGCCAAAATACGCAAACGAGTTGCCATGTTGCCAAAGAAAGGGTGACGCAGTAACAAACCTACTCGTGCAACAATAATGCGATCGTATACTTCGACACGCATTTCCTCTAGTTCTTCAGGAGTAATATCTGGATTAGGAGCCCAGTTTTTAAGTTTACTTGCAGTATCTTTTGCTTTTGCCATTTGCCCTACTCTCTTTGCTAGTTTCTATACATATAGTATACTATTATTTAACGAGTTTGTCAAGAAAAAATGGGCGATTTTGAAGGATAATCGCCCGAACCCGGTACACCATATTAAGACTGCTGTGCTGCCTTAATATACTTGCCATAACGATCGTGGAATTCATCAAAGCATTCTACTTCGTCTGGGTCAATGGGCAATGCATACTGAGTAAGTGCAACCTTAACACCCATTACAACTAGCTCAGTTTCAAAATTGTCCATTGCAAAGCGTAGGAAGTTATTAACCATGTCATCAAACTTCTTGTCGTTTGCGTCCGACGCTTCTTTTAGTTCGTAGCAAAGTGAAACAGTTAAGGAATACATTGCACTGATTTCAGTCTGTTTCAGTTCTTTAACCTTACCTGACAAAATGTCACTTGGGTTAGGCATAGATGCCGCTACTTTACGGTGTGCCATAAACTTAATGGCAAGTCCTTCACCAATTGAACCACTAACCAAATCAGTAGTAGTTTCGTTGTCTAGCTCGTCTTCAAGCAATTCTGAAACAAATGTCCAAGAACGCGGTGTTGCAAACGAACGTGAAGGGCTTTTAGGATCAAAGTCGTACAAGTCTTTCTTGCTAAACTGTAGGAAACCTACAACGTCTTTGTGAATATTGTTATTAACTGCCCACTCAAACCAATCATCAAATGATACAGAAAGCTCTAAGTGAACAAAACGGTTAGCCAACGGTGCTGGCATACGATATGTAACACCCTTGTCAGCGTCACGGTTACCTGCCGCAACAATCATTACGTTGTCTGGCAGTTTGTACTGTCCTACACGACGATTAAGAATAAGTTGGTATGCTGCCGCTTGTACACTAGGTGCCGCAGAGTTCATTTCATCTAGGAAAAGAACAATGTTATCATATTGTGCCGCAAACTCTTCGCTTGGCAGTTCGCTAGGCGCACCCCAAACCATTGTACCTGAGTTGCTGTCGAAGTATGGAATACCTTTAATGTCTGTAGGTTCCCAAAGACTCAAACGAATGTCAATTAGGTGTGAGTTAGGCAAGCTATTAGTAATTTGTTCAACTACTTCACTTTTACCAATACCTGGAGGCCCCCAAAGAAAGATTGGACGCTTCTTTTTCATTGCATGTGTAATGCTAGTTTTTGCCTTGTTTGGGCTTGTTGTGCGAATTGCTACGTTATCCATTTCATATTCCTCATATAACATAAATCAGTGCGTAAGTTATTTCTAACTATGTATATATAATACGCTCATATGAGGCGAAAGTCAACCTCTTTTAAAGGTTTATTTGGATTTTTCTTGCCGATTCATAGCTTTGGTTAAGCCATACTTGCGTAAGTCACCGCTAAAAAGATGCAGTTCCATTGCTTTCTTTTCGCTCGTTACGTGTATTGCTCTATTAGTAAGGTAGTACGGACAGTCGATAAACTTGTCTAAAAATATAATAACTTGTGTAGTAACAGGCATTTCTTTAGGAAACGGCACTTCGTATGTTGCTAATTCAATTTCGGTCAGAATATCAAAGCCTTCGTCTGTTAAACGAAGTCCGCCGGTTTCTCTAGTATTTTTCCACCATAACGGAAAGTACTCTTTTACGGTTATATCGTTTGAAGTCTTTCCTAGTTGATTTAAAAATATTTTGGTATATGTTTCTTTCCAGTTCATTCTTCTGTTTCTAATTCGCCTGCTGTTAACTTATATACCGCAAATTCGTCTGTATTAAACATGTCGTTTAACTTAGACGCCAAGTTATGTGCATGTCCGGGATTAGAAAATGAAACTTTTTTATATTTAGGTCCGGGATAGTTTGTGATAGAATTTAAGCTCTTTAGATTAAAAGGTTTGCCGTTGAAGAACACTGCCCAAATTGCCTCCGCATCTAGGACTTGCTCTGCCCTGTAAGTTTTCTTATCAATGTATTCTAATAATACGGTTGGCTTTGGTCTGCTCATATACGTATACTCCTTAATTATATACGCATATATTTATCTTTTTTTGAAGTTATCTACGTAGTTTACTTCCAGCCAGTTCCGCCGTCTAGTTGCACTTCAACAGGGCCGCCACTAGAGTTTTCCTTAACATATCGTTCGAGATCGCCCTCTAGTCTAGCCATTGCGATTCCTAGTGTATACGCTAGATTTTTTGCTTGTGTAATACTTAATTTAACTTCTTTAGAATTGCTTAAATCAGCATTTTTTACTTGTTGAATAAACTGCTGTATTGGAGCAGTGTTTAACGGATCATTTTGCATTTGCTTTACTCAGTGCTGTACGCATTTCGATTTCTGTTTTAAACGGTCCTTTAGTTTCGTAACGTTCTACTGTAATTTGTTTAGGACAAAAACTTTTAACCCAACCTTTGTCGAAATGAATAATATAAAATCCTGCGCAATATAAACTTTTACTTTTTGCGCTCTTAGTAAACAATGGAAGTTTACGCTGTATATCTAACATAGGATTATACGGAGTAGTACTAGTTGGATACCCGTATGCTTCTTTCTCAACACTGTCTTGTTCTTCTTGGATAGGTACTTCATTAATCATAACACCTTTGCCAAAAGTTTTCTTTAACGCATTTTCACTGTCAAAGTATTTTGTTCCGCTAGGACCACTGAACATAAATTTATCTTCAGAAATACTTAGTGTACCTACTCTTACACCTTGCTCTTCTAATATCCAAAATTTATCTTTAAGAATAGTTTTTGTTTTTATCATTTAGGATACCTCGCTTGTAATGGTTGTGCATATTGTGCCGCTTGATCTGCAATACGTTGCATATCCCACTTAGCACAGAACTTCATAAGACGCATGCCAACTTGTGACACTTCTTTAGGTTCTATTTCTGCAATAGTGTTATTAATTATCTCTCTAATTTCTGCAGGCTGTGCAGTTAAATCACAAAGTGTAACATTTCGATTGTAATCATCTAGTACACGATGTTCAACGCCTTCATGATCTACCCAACGTTGTAGCATCATATTGTTCCAGTTATAGCCTTTTGTTTGTTTATCTTCAAATGCTTCAATCAGTCCAACTTTGTTCTTAGTGCCTTTTTTACGTACACCTGGATATGCACTAAACACGTTATCACTTGTGTCACCACGCATACACTTTTCAAACAACATAAATGCAGGATCTGGCGCAGGCTTTGCTTCTTTAGTTTTCTTGTCAATTACAGGCTCGCCTTTGTCGTCAAAGTAACCTTCGTGTGTAATAGTTGTATTGCTTACACCGTTGTATTGCTTTACGTTAGGAGCAATTAACTGTGCAAAGTCACCATCAGTACTAATAATAACATGTTTGTCATTAGGGTGTGCTTGTACCCAACCAGCAATTAAATCATCTGCTTCTAGTTGCGGATGTCGTATTGACGTACAATTTGTTTTCTCACCAATAAAGTCTTTAAACTCGTCAAAGATTTCCCAAAACAGCGTATCTTCTTCTTGCTGTGTAGGTGTCATTGCATCTCGAGTTTGTTGTCTATTACGCTTATAAGGTTCGTAATAGTCCTTACGCCAAGAACGACCTTCTAAACAAAATACAACATGATCTGCATTAAAATCAGTCCATGCTTTCTTAACACTGTTAAGTGTGATATGTAGTGCCATACCTAATTTAGTATCTACATCGCCACGTACTACGTGTCGAGCTCTAAAGAAAGTGTTTGCTGTATCTACTAGTATATAAGTCGCCATTATATTGCCTTTAATTGTCTATTGTTATATAAAGTATACACTCTAATATGTCTCAAGTCAATCATTAAGATACTTCTGCCTTACCTTTATCAATAGAAGTAACATTGATATATCCTGCACTGCGGTCACTAGGATCAATTCCTTCTTGTTCGAGCATACCGTATACAATATCACGGAACCAACGATCTACAATTTCTTCTTCTAGATCGCCTTTTTCGCCGTAGCCTGCACGAATAAGATCTTTAATAAAATATTCATTCCAATCCATTTCAAAGAAACCGTTACGAACGTTCTCTTGATTAACTTTAACATCTAATACACTTACCCAAGCCTCTTTGCGTCTTGTAGCATATTCTTTAGGATCTTTCTTTTTAAGAAGTTTCATTTCTTCTTCAGCAATACGTGCTTCTTCAGCTGCCAATGCTTCTTCCTTAGCAGTAATGCCTGTTAAGTCTCTTACTTTTTTATTCCACCATCCCATTATAGTCCTGCCTCCCTTGCACGATCTTCGAGTGTAACTTTTTTCTTCATAGCTCGCTCGTGCTGTTCGTTAATAAATTCTTCTGGATCAAAAGCATTCTCAAGTCCCCCATGCATTTCCGAATAAGGATATGTGGAGTCTTGGGGTAAATCGCCATCCTTTTTCCATACACGCCTCTGCCACATCTTTAACGTTGAGGGAATATTCTTCACTGCGTCCGCCCAACGGCATAAGATAAACCGGACATTGTACCCCGGCACTTCTGTAAGCGTCCACAGCTCTTTCAACTTCTTCAAAGTCATCTTGAGTAGCGACAACAAACTTAAGATACATGTCACTGCCGTTAATACTGCTATACTCACTAGCAACGTCAGGCTTAATAGCAGTTTCCCAAGGTTCTCCGCTAACGCTAAGTTTTGGGGAACAACTCCAAGTGACTGTAAATCTGTCTTGATTGATAAGATAATTTTTAAAATCATCGTGTAAGTTTTGTGTAGTGTTTGTTTCAAATGTAACATTTTTTAAGTCTCGCATACGTGGATGTTCGAACAGTTCTACATACAGTCGTTGCCACGCTAACAACGGCTCGCCTCCTGTTAAAATCAAATGAACATCTTGTCCATTGTCCTGTACCCACTTACCATTAGGTGTGAGTGATAGCAGATGTTCAACTACTTCTTCAACTTCTGCTTGTTTGTTAAAGTGTTTAAACTCAGGATAGATACTTGCATAAGTGTCACAGCCTGTGTGTATAATAGGCAAGTCGTTAAACTCTTTTGTAGTCTTATGAACATCTTTAGCAATAAGATCTGCAACTTCTTGATTGTGTTTAATGCCTTGCTTTAGTTTTTCGTCACGCATGGGCTCATCCTTTAACCCAAAGTTCATGCAACGAAAGTTACAACCAAATGTACGTAAGAACACACTAGGTACTCCTACAAACTTACCTTCACCTTGTACGCTATAAAACGCTTCTGAATATCGTAACTTCATTAGCAACTAAACTCCTGTTGTAGTTTGATGTTGTCAAAGAACTCTTTCTTTGTACCTGCATCATCTTTAAACGCACCTTTTAGTACAGTTGTTTGTGTAAGACTGCTATGCGCCATAATGCCTCGATTCTCACAACAACCGTGTGTTGCTTGAATGTAAACACCCAAGTGTTCTGCACCTGTTGCATTTTGTATCTCACGTGCAATATCATTTGCAAGTTCTTCTTGTAGTGTGCCACGTCGAGCGCACCACTGTGCAATACGTGTGTACTTGCTCAGCCCAATAAGTTTGTCTGCGGCAATAATACCAATGTACGCTACACCGCTTACTGGCTGGTGATGATGACTACACATGCTCTTTAGTTCTGAACGCACTACTAGCATACCTTCGTAACGTTCATCGCTATCATTAGGAAATGCTGTTGCGCTAGGCATAGGATCATAACGTCCTGCCATAATTTCATTAAAGTACATCTTAGCCAGTCGACGTGCTGTGCCGTGCGAGTTAGGATCGTTATGTCGATCAATTACTAGTGCATCTAATACATTTTCAAATGCTTCAGTTGCGCCTTCGATAAGTTCTTCCTTATCGCCTTTCTGTAGGACTTGAGAGATATTATCTCCTGCCCAGTAGCGTAAGCCTGCGTCTTCTAGCTTGCTTTTAATTTGTAATGCTTTGCTCATTTTCATTATATCTCCGATGTTGAGGCAGAGGATTGCCGTGTATACTACATATTATTATACATAGTATACACTTATTTAGGTTTATTGTCAAGTTTATTCTGCAAAATAGCCATCTAGTATTTCCAAGACGTCTTGATATTTTGCCATTTGCATCATTTCTGCTTCAATAGCTTCTAAAATATCAGGATGCTCACCAATACCTGCTGGGTTATGAAGGTACACTTCAACATTCATTCTGTGTTTTTCAACATGACCTAGAGCATGATCTCTAGTTGCTTTTAATAGTTCTCTACGCAAGTCCATATATTCCTTTCCTTAGTATTTTTGTTTTGATGGAATGACGCCTCTTACGCCGCCTTTCGGATCTTCCATGTCTCCATCACGACGGAAGATTAGATGAACATGTGGATACATGCAAGTTTGTCCTGCACTTTCTCCCATGTTAATTCCTACATTATAACCTGTAACATTGTTACTAGTTGTTTCTACATTTTGTTCACCCATAGCAACAGCAAATTTAAAACACTTCATTAGTGCGTCTTGATGATTTACTTTAGGTACTACAAGCATATGTCCTTCTGTAACAGGGTATATGTCATTATATACAACAAAGTCGCGTGTGTCAAGCTCTACGTTAGTCCACGGTGCTCGATTGTCTTGTTGTGCCGTTTCTAGGGTGTCAAATTCCACCTACATTCTCCCAAGGGTAAACTAACCAAACATCTTCTTCTGCTTTGTTAACTTCGTGTACACTGTAACGTACACTACCAAACTCGCTACTTAAATTTTCTGTAATAGTAGCAAAGCGAACGTTTGCATTAGGACCTTCCCATACAGTGTTCCAACTTTCTTCATTAGGCAAACAACTGCTCTGCCAATCTTCCTTGATCCAGTTAAACGTAGCACCAGTATCGTTGATGTCATCTACGACTAGAATGTTTTTACGCTTACTAATATCCCAACGACACTTTAGAGTTTCTTGTTCATCTTGATCAACATATCCGAACGCATCTTCTGCCATCCAAAGATTACTTTCTGGACCCATGCTGTCATCACGCAAACTTACCTTTAGTGCTTCGCAACGTACATCTAGCATATTAGATAAAATAGTAGCAGGTACATTGCCGCCGCGTGTAATGCCTACAATATAATCAGGACGCCACGCATCTTTGTACATCTGTAGTGCAATGTTAACACAAGCGTTTTCTACGTCTTGCCATGAGTAATAATGTTTTTTAATCATTTTGATTCCTTAATCGTTTCGAATGTTGTATACATGTCAAGAGCACGTTCGTATTCGTCCTTTATTGCTTTCAACTTAGGATACTTTGCTTCCATATCTACGTCACGCTTTAATAATAACAGAGCATCCCGCATTTCGTCAATCTCTCGCATAACATCTCTGCCATTTACAACTAACGGAACGTCCACCCGCATACTACCATTCTCGCCACCGTCAATATGTATTTTAGGTTCTGCAATACTAGTAGATCTGACAGTCCATGTATCAGCAGCAGGAGTCGTAAGACCA